ACACTAAATAAAAAAAACACTATCTTTGTAGTAACAAAAAAAAATAAAAATGGCAACACCATCAAGTAACGAACAATTTGTCGGAATTGCTCCGAAAGTAGACCTAACTGAGAGAGGGTCAAATTTAACAAACGACAAGAGACAGATATATACATACGCTGAACTGTTAGCAGGAGCAAGAGGGGCAACCAACTTGGAAGAATCTACTACAACACCGGGCTTGTTTGCAGGCGTTTCAAAGATGACTCCTATGACCGTAGGGACTTTTGAATATGACGTATACAACCTAAAGGCTATCGCACAATTAAGACCTCAAGCTAGTTCCTTTGTTTTGCAGATTGGGGATATAGAGGTGTCACTTGGACAAAACATATTTTTCATCGCAAACAGAACAAACATAGAGGCTGTAGATTTTGCAGGAACAGGAGGATATGCCAATAACCCAATAAATTTTGGTGCAATGGTAGATGATAATACTGACGTAGCACGACCTATAGACACTTTATGCTATGTAAATCAAGACAACAACTATGGTTTGCCACCCGAAAATAACGGAATGTTTATTGTTGCAGAGGATAGTAATCCATTCGAGTGCGACGTGTACGTGGACATGGACTTTATTATTCCTGTAGGAAGTTCCGTAGAATTTACAATATCTTAAAAAATAAAAAATGCCAACAACAAACGAACAAGTATTAATATCAGTAAAAGACGAGCAAGGAACACTTCTTAGACCTGTTGAAGCAACATTTGCTGTAGAGTATAAATACAAAGATGAAGCAACTGCTGAGGTAGTTATGGAAGGAGACGTAAGAAGAGGAACGGTTTTAAGAACCACTGATTTTCCGTCTGCATCTGCTGAAAAAGAGTTAGAATTTTCTGAAATAAAGGTAACACCTAAAGCAGCTCCTTTTGAATTTTACAGTGCTAAAATCCGTAGGTTTGACTTTCAAATCCCTGTTAAAGATTCTGAAAAGGCAGGAGTGGATATGAAACTTGATTTTACAGGAATTAACAAGCCTAATAAAGAACAGATTCGTGCAACACTCGCTGATGCTGCACAAACTAAATTAAACGCAATACAAGCTAAAGCAAAAGGAAAAACCGCATAAATAAAAAACATGGCGTACCAAAAATTACAACCAAGCAGAGCATTAGCTGTCATTAAGAGCGATGATGTAGATATTCCAAATCCCGCAATGTTAATTGTGAGTAGCACCACAACAGGTGCGTCTGCAGGAAAGCTTATAGATTCCGCAGGAGATTTTGTTAATAAAGGGGTAAAGGTTGGTGATATTGTTTATGGAGGGACAACTGTTGCAGCAACAGTTACAGGTGTAGATAGTGATACTCAGCTAAGCGTTAGCACAGCGGTAGGCACTACAACAGCATATAAGATATTTAGCAATGAGACCCCTAACAATGGATGCGTATTATATGTAGGAACAGGAGGGGATTTAGAAATAACCACAGCCGCAGGAGATACGGTTGAGTTTGCCAATATGGCGAATGGTACATTTTTACCTGTTCAAGTATTAAGGGTTTTAGCCTCCGGAGCCACTGCTGATATTGTTGCACTTTGGTAAACTTCTATTCTACCGTATCGGTAGATGTAAAAATAAATTATGAAATAATTAGCGATGGAAACGATTAGTGAAGACACAAAAATAAACCTTTCACCAAGGAACTTTATTTTTATGGCAGGGTTAATAGGAACCTTTGTAAGTATGTACTTCACTCTCCAAGCTCAGATTGAGGAAGCTAAGACATTACCTGCCCAAGACCAAGAGGTAAAAGAGGCAGTAATAAAAACCTCCAATGAACTTACATTCATTAAGGAGGAAATCACAGAGATTAAGGGACAACTTCAGATTATGGAAGAGCGTCTCTACGAACTTCAGAAATAAATTATGGCAAAGGTATGTAGATGCTGTGGTCAAGAAATCAAGAGCAATTCAAAATACCTATGGATTCTTGACAATGGTCACGGTGGAATAATCGACGGAATTTATCAGACAGCAGGAAAACGTAGTCCTATTTGGGCAGATGGAACTCAGCTATTCGAAGGTGAGTTTAATCGTTCTATAGTAAAACGTATTGCCAAGTATTGTGATGATAATAATATTGATTACATAAACTTGGTTAATACCAATGAAGATGTTCCATTATCCACAAGAGTCAAGATGGCAAACGAGGTGTATCGTGAGTCAGACAAGCCTTGTATATATGTTAGCATACACGCAAATGGATTTAGTGATGAGTCTGCAAACGGTTGGGAAGTGTTTACGTCTCCGGGAGAAACCAAATCAGACCATATAGCAACAGTTCTGTACGAAGAGGTAGAGAAAGAGTTTCCGGATTCTTATAACGAAAGCATTAAGTTGCGAAAAGACACAAGCGATGGTGATGTAGACAAGGAGTCGAACTTCTATGTGCTTATACACACTGCTATGCCTGCTATATTATCAGAGAACTTTTTTATGACAAATGAAAAAGAATGTAAGACATATCTCTTGAGCGAGGAAGGTAGAGACCGTATTGCAAAGGCCCACATTGAAATGATAAATAAAATCGAGAACGAATGAAAGAAATATTGACTAGACTATTTGGAAAGGGTTCGGGGGTTGTTGAGCAGGTCGGAGGGGTTGTAGACAAATTCATTAGAACCAAAGATGAGAAGGCTCAGTTCGAGAAGGAGATGGCAGAGATACTTATCAATGCTGAGGCTGATATGCAAAAGAACGTCACCGAGAGGTGGAGGGCAGATATGACCTCAGACTCTTGGCTGTCAAAGAACGTACGGCCATTGGTTTTGATGTTCTTGGTTTTGTGCACGATGCTATTGATATTTATTGATGCAGGTCGGCTTGATTTTAAGGTTGAAGCAAATTGGGTAGACCTACTACAGATTCTTTTACTCACTGTTATAGCAGCATATTTTGGTGGAAGAACGGTTGAGAAGACAAGAAAGAAATAATTCCTATCTTTGTGAGTAATAAAATTTAATACAATGAAACTTGATAAAAAAGAACTAGAGACTATCCGAGAAATGCAAGGAGAGTTTCAAAAAGCAAAAATTGCTTTAGCAGATTTAGAGCTAAACAAGTACAAACTTCTAAAGACTATTGATGTCTTGAAGGTAGACTTTGGCAAGCATGAACAAAAGCTTATAGACAAATATGGAGCCGACTCCGTTATAAATGTTCAAACGGGAAAGGTAACTAAAGAAAAAAAATAAAAATGGGAAAGATAAGTACGTATGGTAATGTAAATCCGGTTAATTTAACGGATAAAGTTATAGGAACAAATGTTACGGGAACACCTAACAACGTCACTAAGAATTTTTTAATTAGCGACTTGTTGGCATTGTTTCAAGAAAACATAACTCTTCAAAACGTACTTGATGCAGGAAACACAGCCACAGAAGACATTAACCTTACAGGTAATATTTCTCTTGATGGAGGAAACTTTACTTTAGACCCTACCGCTTCTTTATATGTGGGTGGTCTTTTGATAGACTCTACAGGGGCAGTAGGAGCCTTGGGGCAAACTCTTACTTCTGACGCGAGTGGTAATCCTGTTTGGGGGTCCGGTGGAGGTGGAAGTCAAAACTTAGAACAGCTTCTTGCTGTTGGTAATACAGCAACAAACGACATTAATCTTACAGGTGATTTAAACCTTACAGGTAATATTGTAGAAACAGGAAATTTAGAACTTACGGGTAATATTACGCAAGTAGGAGATTATGACCTTACGGGTAATATGACTCATCTAGGAGATTACGAACTTACGGGTAATATAACTATGATAGGTGACCCCGATATAACAGGCGATGTAACACATTCGGGAAATTACTTGTTTGAGGTTGGTCAGTTTTCATTTGAAGGAACTTCTACAGTTCTTTTAGAGGGTGCAGTTAAAGACTCAACGGGTACTTTAGGTTCAGATGGTGAGGTTCTTGTTTCTGATGCAAGCGGTAAATTTAATTGGCAATCTTTATCTCAGTCACCAACTACCACTACAGTTAATGCTTTTGATGACCCTGTAGCAAATGCAGATATAATATTTTATAGTGCAAGTGGAGCAGGTGGTACGATTAATTTAAACGCTGCATTAGTTGAAGCAGGCAAAAAGGTTGTTCTAGTTAGAACATCTACCACTGCTGCTGCAAATATAAGCTCTAATGGCGGAGCATTAATTAATGGAGCTGCTGCAAAAGCATTACCAACGACACTTTATTCCGGAGTCACCTGTATATGTGATGGTACTGATTGGTACTGCAGTGCCGGACAGCCTTTATAAATTTAATTTAATGGACGTTAGAAAAATATCAATAGGGACAGATTTTAAATCTTCAATGAACTACATAGTAGGTCAAGAGGTTTTAAATGGAAACTATGTGATACACCTAATAAAGTTCAATTCAAAAAATTCTTCATACAAGCTTTATATAGAAGAAGTAAATGGAGACGTAGTTGTTCTTTGGAAGGAGTTTAACTCTAACCTTCCTATAACAATAGAATACAATATAAACTTTTGAAATCACCAACTCAATTTATAGTTACACCATTTAAGGGGAAACGCTACGAAAATACCAAAGACATAGGAGGTCTTGATTTAATAATAAGCACATCAGAAGAAGACCATAGGTTCTCAAATAGGTATGCTGAGGTATTGTCAACGCCACTTTACTACAATGGAGAAATAAAAAAAGGAGATACTCTTTTAGTTCATCACAATGTATTTAAGTTCTACAACGACATGAAGGGTAGAAGGCAAAGCGGAAAGAGTTTTTTAAAGGATGACATGTTTCTTGTAGACCCGGACCAATTTTATATGTACAAAAATGAAAATGGTTGGAACTCATACGATAGATATTGTTTTGTAAAGCCTGTTCCTACAAAAGAATCTTACATATTTAAACCTTTTACTGAAGAGCCATTGGTGGGGGAAATGAAATATCCAAATGATTACCTTTTAAGTAAAGGAGTAAAGGCAGGTGATAGGATTAGTTTTAAGCCGGAAAGCGAGTATGAGTTTACTGTAGATGGAGAAAAACTTTATAGGATGTATGACCATCAAATAACAATGCTAGTATGACACCTACTGAACTAAAAGAAGATATTATAAAGGCAGGACGTATAGCTGTTCAACAGCTCATCAAGGTAGCCAAGGAAGAAATCATCAGACACGACCCCGAAGACGAACTTGCAGCGGATAGGTTAAAAAATGCTGCAGCCACAAAGAAGCTTGCTATCTTTGATGCTTTTGAAATCCTAAATAGAATAGAGACGGAGAAAGAAGCGTTAGAGCTTAGTAAGAGTGGTAAGAATAATACGGATTCAAAACAAGGGTTTGCAGAAAGACACGCAGAATAATCTATACAGGGTCTTAGAAGATTATATCCCAAAGACTGTAATCACCAACAAAAACAATAGTGGAAGTTGGAAGTATGGTTATGACTCAAAATACGATGTGGTCGTAATATCAAAGACCGGTCAGATAGGAGAGGTGGTAAGCATACAGGGTCTACCTATTGCTTTACCTAAAGCACCTAAAGAGTGTCGTCAGCGACACTCAAAAAAATCAGAACAATATTGGGAGCGAATTAATACACCTAAAGAACTAAATAAGATTCAATCTATATTTCAGTGGAATGAGCAACACGCTACCTTTAAGAACAGATGGGTTGACTACATAGAAGAGGAGTTCAACAGAAGGGAAGAAGGGCATTGGTTTATGAACAATGGCAAGAAGACATATATAACAGGAGGGCACTATATGTATCTTCAATGGACCAAGATTGATGTTGGATATCCGGACTACAGAGAAGCGAATAGAATACTATATATATTTTGGGAAGCATGTAAAGCAGATAGCCGAAGCTTTGGAATGGACTACCTTAAGATACGTCGTTCCGGTTTTTCTTATATGGGCTCAGAGGAATGTGCAAACATAGGAACAATATCCAAAGATTCAAGGATAGGTATACTTTCTAAAACAGGAGCAGATGCTAAAAAAATGTTTACGGATAAGGTTGTTCCTGTCGTAAACAACTACCCATTTTTCTTTAAGCCCATTCAAGATGGTATGGATAAACCTAAAACAGAATTAGCGTTTAGGATTCCTGCCTCTAAGATTACAAAAAAGAATATGTATGATGTCTCTGATGATGAGATGCAGGGTCTTGATACCACAATAGATTGGAAGAATACAGATGACAACAGTTATGATGGTGAGAAGTTGTTGTTGTTGATACACGATGAAAGCGGTAAATGGATTAAACCAAACAACATACTTAATAATTGGCGTGTAACAAAAACTTGTTTGCGTTTGGGTAGTAAGATTATAGGCAAGTGTATGATGGGCTCCACTTCAAATGCTTTAGCGAAAGGTGGTGGTAACTTTAAAAAGCTTTACGAAGACTCAATGCTTACGACACGAAACGCCAATGGTCAGACAAAGAGTGGAATGTATTCTTTGTTTATTCCTATGGAATGGAATATGGAAGGGTTTATTGACAGATACGGTATGCCGGTATTTAGGAAGCCTCCTGTTTCTGTGTTAGGGGTAGACGGAGAGATGATTTCAAACGGGGCTATTGATTATTGGGAAGCTGAGGTTGAGTCATTAAAAAATGATGCAGATGCTCTTAACGAGTTTTATCGTCAGTTTCCACGCACAGAGTCACACGCATTTAGAGACGAGAGTAAAGAGTCTTTGTTTAACTTAACAAAAATATATCAACAAATAGACTATAATGACTCCATGATAAAAGAGCATCATATAACAAGGGGTTCTTTTCATTGGAGAGACGGCATAAAAGATAGCGATGTAATATTTAGCCCGGATTCGAGAGGAAGATTTAAGGTTTCTTGGACACCGCGTAAAGGACTTAATAATCGAGTTGAGGTTAAGAATGGAGTTAAGTATCCGGGGAATGAACATATTGGCGCATTCGGATGTGACTCCTATGACATATCCGGAGTAGTAGGCGGAGGAGGTTCTAATGGTGCTCTTCACGGCCTAACTAAGTTTAGTATGGAAGACGCTCCTTCTAATGAGTTTTTTCTTGAATACGTAGCACGACCACAGACTGCAGAAATATTTTATGAAGAAGTTCTAATGGCATGTGTATTTTACGGTATGCCTATACTTATAGAAAATAACAAGCCTAGACTTTTATATCATTTTAAAAACAGAGGGTATAGAGGCTTTTGCATGAACAGGCCCGACAAAACGTATAACAAGCTGTCTAAGACAGAAAGAGAGCTAGGGGGTATACCTAACACAAGTGAAGATGTAAAACAAGCACACGCGGCTGCTATTGAGTCTTACATAGAAAAATATGTCGGTATGGATATGGATGGAACTTTCAGAGAAAATGACGTAATGGGTACTATGCCGTTTGTTAGAACCCTTGAAGATTGGGCTAAATTTGATATAAACAATAGAACTAAGTATGATGCCTCTATTAGTTCGGGGCTTGCAATAATGGCGTGTCAGAAACATCTATACACCCCACAGAAAAAAGAGTCAAAAATAAAGATTAACTTTGCAAGGTATAGTAACACAGGAACATTAAGTGAGATAATCAGATGAGAGACGTAAAAATAAACATTTCATCTGCAGGTTTCCCAAGTCAGTTTGTATCGGATGCCGAAAAGGCTACGGACGAATTTGGATTACAGATTGGACAGGCCATTCAATATGAATGGTTTAAGAAAGACGGGCAACAATGCAGATTCTACAGTCAATGGAGAGACTTCAATAAATTAAGACTATACGCAAGAGGCGAGCAGTCTGTTGCAAAATACAAAAATGAACTTGCTATAGATGGTGACCTATCTTATCTTAATTTAGATTGGACACCTGTACCTGTTATACCAAAATTTGTTGACATTGTTGTTAATGGAATGTCAGACAGATTATTCAAGGTAAAGGCTTACGCTCAAGATGCGCTTTCTCAAGCAAAGCGTAGCAAATATCAAGACATGGTTGAGGGGCAAATGGTGGCTAAAGATACACTTAACATTATAAAGGATAAGACAGGAGCTAATCCTTTTATAATAGACCCCGAGGAGCTTCCAAACACAGATGAAGAGCTTTCGTTGTACATGCAACTTAACTACAAGCCGGCGATTGAAATAGCTGAAGAAGAAGCCATAAACACTTTGCTCGAAGAAAATCATTATGAAGACATAAGAAAAAGATGTGATTATGACTTGGCCACTTTGGGTGTAAGCATGGCAAAACACAACTTTCTGAAAGGAGCAGGAGTAGAAGTGGAGTATGTAGACCCTGCTAATGTCGTTTATAGTTATACAGAAGACCCATATTTTAAAGATTGCTTTTATTGGGGAGAAATTAAAGTATTGCCTATTGTTGAGCTTTTAAAGATAGACCCTTCATTAACAAGAGAGGATTTAGAGGAGATAGGTAAATACAGTCAAAGTTGGTACAACTATTACAATGTTGCTCAGTACTATGAGAACGATATTTTTTATAGAGACACAGTTACTGTTATGTACTTCAACTACAAGACCACAAAGAAAATGGTCTACAAGAAGAAAATTCTTGAGACAGGTGGTTCTAAAGTTTTAGAAAAGGATGATACTTTCAATCCTCCACAAGAGATGATGGATGAAGGTAGGTTTGAAAGATTTGAAAAAACTATTGATGTTTGGTACGATGGAGTTATGGTTATGGGAACTAACATTTTGCTAAAATGGGAGTTGGCTCATAACATGGTTCGTCCAAAATCATCAAGTCAACATGCGTTGCCAAACTATGTAGCAGTTGCTCCAAGAATGTACAAAGGTGTTATTGAATCATTGGTTAGAAGAATGATTCCTTTTGCTGATTTGATTCAAATAACTCACTTAAAACTTCAGCAAGTAATATCTAAAGTTGTCCCCGATGGTGTGTATATAGATGCTGATGGATTAAACGAAGTGGATTTAGGAACAGGACAAGCATATAACCCCGAAGACGCTTTACGTATGTACTTTCAAACGGGTAGTGTTATTGGAAGGAGTTACACTCAAGACGGTGACTTTAATCAAGGGAAGGTTCCTATTAAAGAGCTTCAGTCTTCGTCCGGAGCAAGTAAAACTCAGATGCTTTTAACAAACTACAATCATTATCTAAATATGATTAGAACTGTTACAGGTCTTAATGAAGCTCGTGACGCATCTACACCGGACCCTAATTCATTAGTTGGTCTTCAAAAACTTGCAGCATTAAATTCAAACACTGCAACTCGACATATACTTGACGGCAGTCTTTATATATTCAGAAGCCTGTCTGAAGCATTAACATACCGAGTAGCGGATATATTAGAATATTCAGACTTCAAGGATGACTTTGTAAATAAAATAGGTAAGTACAATGTGAGTATACTTGGTGATATATCTGACCTGTATATATATGATTTCGGAATATTTATTGAAGTTAGTCCGGATGAAGAAGAGCAAGCACAGCTTGAACAAAATATTCAGATGGCTTTACAGAAGCAAGACATAAATCTTGAAGATGCTATTGATATTAGAGAGCTTAAAAATATAAAGCTTGCAAATCAATTACTCAAAGTAAAGCGAGTTCAAAAGGAAGAAAAAGAAATAAAAAAGCAAAAAGAGTTACAACAAAACCAAGCGCAACTCAATATGCAGTCACAGCAAATGGCGGCTCAAACTGCTATGGAAAAACAGCAAGTAGAGATTCAAGGCAAAATGCAGCTTAAACAAGCTGAAGTGGCATTTGAGATTGAGAAGCTTAAGAACGAAGCACAGCTCAAAAGAGAGCTTATGCAGACTGAGTTTGATTTTAACATGCAGCTTAGAGATATAAGTGAAAATGCTTTGCAGAGCAGAGAGACACAAAGAGAAGATGCTAAATCACAACGTATAAGTCAACAAAATACTCAGCAGTCTAAACTGATAGACCAAAGGAAAAATAATTTACCTCCAATGAAGTTTGAATCTAACGAGGACAGTCTTGACGGATTTGATATGGCAGAATTTGAGCCTAGATAGTTAAATAAATTACAAAAAAAATTATTACTAAATTTGTAAAAATTAAATTAAATGGAAATTAAAGTAAGAGAAGTTGGTGGTTCTGAAGAGAAATCACGAGCTGAAGTTGAGCAAGAATTATTAGACAAGGCTGAAAAAGATAATTTTGGAGAAGACAACGCTAACACTGATGGAGTGGAAACAAGCACTGAGAGTGCCACCACCACGGAAGAGCAAGAAGACTTACAGCCGAAAGAAGAAACACAAACTCAATCCTCAGAGTTAAATGAGGAGGACGTTCTTTTATATATTAAAAATAGGTACGATAAGCAGATAGACTCTGTGGGGCAGTTGTTTGATGAGAAAGAATCAAACCAAGAACTCCCCGAAGATGTTGCTGCTTATTTTGAGTACAAGAAAAAAACAGGACGTGGAATTGAAGACTATGTTAAATTGAACCAAGACTTCGATTCTATGGACGAAAACACTTTGCTAAAGAACTACCTTCTATCTACGGAGGAAGGTTTAGATTCTGATGATGTTGATGTTTTGTTGGATGACTACACGTATGACGAAGAAGTTGATGACGAAACGGATATTAAGAAAATAAAGTTAGCAAAGAAAAAAGCGATTGGAAGAGCCAAGAAATATTTCAATGAGCAAAAAGAGATGTATAAACAACCCCTTGAGTCAAGCACGGTTGATGTCTCTGAAAGTGAAAAGGAAGAACGCGAGGCATATAACCAATATTTAGAACAGGCAAAGAGCTTTGAAGAGGAACAAAAACGGAGACGTGATTGGTTCGTGGAAAAGACAAACGAGGTATTCTCAGATTTCAAAGGTTTTGATTTCAAAGTAGGAGAAGACCAAGTGTTGACTTACATTCCCACAAACGCAGAAGAGCTGAAAAAACGAAACTTAGACACGAACAATTTTATGAAAAGGTTCGTTGACGAGAATGGTTTGATTAGTGATGCTGCAGGATTTCACAGAGCTTTAGCTATAGCATCAAATCCCGAAAGATATGCCAAGTTCTTTTATGAACAAGGTTTATCAGCAGGCACTGAGGATGTTACGAGAAAGATGAAAAACATAAATATGTCTGAACGTAAAGCACCCGAAGTGAGCACAAAAGGAGGCGTGCAAGTAAGGTCTTTGAACCCCGACAATGGTCGAGGCTTGAAGATAAAAAAAATAAAAAGAGTATAAACAATTTTAAAAATTAGAAATTATGGCAGTAGATGCTACTCCCGGTTTTGATTTGCAGCCGTCGGCACAACAAGTACCAACGTCAACAAATTATATAACGAATTTTGATTTCTTGAATCAGTATCTTCCGGATACTTACGAGAAAGAATTTGAGCGATATGGGAATCGCACAATTAGTTCATTCCTAAGATTAGTTGGAGCAGAGATGCCTTCTAACTCTGACTTAGTAAAATGGGCAGAACAAGGAAGACTTCATACTAAGTATGTAGATTGTAATTCCGGTGGTGGAGCAACAGACTCTACTGCAACTATAACTGTTAACGATACAGGTGTACCCGGATTTACGGCTACTAACGGTATCGCAGTTCGTGTAGGACAAACAGTTATGATTACGGACAATGCAGGTGGTGGATTCAATAAAGCCATCATTACAGATGTTGACCTTGGAGCTAACGAGTTTGATGTTGCTTACTATGAGAGTGCAGGTCAAGCGTTTGCAGGTGGTCCCGGAACCTCTTGTACTGTGTTTATCTATGGTTCTGAGTTCAAGAAAGGAACAGAGGGAATGGTTGGTTCTTTAGAGGCTGACGATATCTTCTTTGAGAACTCTCCAATTATCTTGAAAGACAAGTATGCAGTATCGGGTTCTGATATGGCACAGATTGGATGGGTTGAAGTAACAACTGAGAATGGTGCAACAGGATACCTATGGTACTTGAAGTCTGAGCACGAAACTCGTTTACGTTTCGATGACTACTTGGAAACTTCAATGATTGAAGCAGTTCCTGCTGAAGCAACAGACGGTGTGAATCCGGATTCCGGAGCTTTAACTGAAGGATTTAAAGGTTCTGAAGGTATCTTCTATTCAGTTCAAACCCGTGGTAACGTATGGTCCGGTGGTAACCCTGTTGCTCTTGCTGACTTTGATGCTGTTATCTCAAGATTGGACAAGCAAGGAGCTATCGAGGAGAATGTTATTTTCCTTGACAGAGACTTTGGATTTGATGTTGACGATATGTTAGCGGCTCAAAACTCTTACGGAGCAGGTGGTACATCTTACGGATTGTTTGACAATGACGAAGAGATGGCACTAAATCTTGGATTCACAGGATTCCGTAGAGGTTATGACTTCTACAAGTCTGATTGGAAATACCTAAACGACCCAACAATGCGAGGTGGTTTGCCTACAGGTGCAGGTTCGGGACAGGTAAATGGATTAATGGTTCCTGCAGGTTCTACATCTGTATATGACCAAATCCTTGGAAAGAACGCAAAGCGTCCATTCCTTCACGTTCGTTACCGAGCTTCAGAAACTGAAGACCGTAGATACAAAACGTGGATTACAGGTTCAGCCGGTGGTGCAATGACATCTTCTTTAGATGCAATGGAAGTTCACTTCCTTTCTGAAAGATGCGTATGTACTATGGGTGCAAACAACTTCTTCATTTTTGAGGACTAAGAGTTGATACAACACAAGGGAGTGTCTTTGACGACACTCCCTTTTTTAAGATTAAATTAAATTCAATACAATGAAAAAAGAAAAACAATACGTTGATAAGACGTACAGATTAATGAGGGATGAAGCACCCCTATCTTTTATGCTTCCCGTCCGAAACTCAAGAAGAAGTCCACTTCTACATTTTGACGAGGACAAAGGAATTAACAGAGCACTTCGCTACGCAGTAAACCAAAAGTCACCTTTTGAAGATGAGCAAGATGGCAATGCTATAGTAGAGCCTATTATTTTTGAAGATGGTATGTTAAGAGTTCCAAGAGCTAACCAAGTTTTGCAAGAGTTTTTACATTATCATCCTTTAAATGGAAAAAGATTTGAAGAGGTAAATGATGAGAAAGATGCTCAAGAGCAAGTTGATAATCTTAATGCGGAAGTCGATGCTTTAGTTGAGGCAAGAAAACTTACCGTAGAGCAACTTGAAACTATGGGTAGAGTTATGATTGGTTCGGGAGCGGCAAACATGACTACTTCTGAGCTTCGTAGAGACATGTTAATCTATGCAAAACGAGACCCAAAGGGATTCATCAGCGCAGTATCAGACCCGCAAATAAAATTGCAATCTAATGTTCAGAGATTTTTTGATGAAAGCTTATTGGGTTTTAGAAATCAAAAGAAAGAAGTATATTTTAATCTTCCCGGAAATAAAAAAAGAATGATGACAATTCCTTTTGGAGAAGACCCGATGTATGTGGTTACATCTTACTTTCAAACCGATGAAGGTGTAGAAATACTTGAGCATCTTGAGAAACATTTGGAAGAATAGTTTTTATATCTTTATTGAAAGAGGGCTTTTAAGAGGCCCTCTTTTTTTTTACTTATCTTTGTGTAAAGAAGATAACGAATGATTAACTCAGTAAGAAATACAGTTCTATCTATACTGAACAAGAACAATTACGGATACATATCTCCATCAGATTTTAATCTATTTGCCAAACAAGCGCAGATGGATATATTTGAGGACTACTTTTATCAGTACAACTATCAAATACAAAAGGAAAACGCTAGACAATCCGGTACGGGGTACGCGGACATCAAGAAAGGATACGAAGAGGTTATTGAAATGTTTTCAGAAACAAAATATCTTACATCAAATTCCAACAATATATTCTTTTTGCCTGCTCCCCTATATACAGGAGACGATTATTATTTAATAAACAAGGTTTTAGGTTTTGAGACAGAGGTTACAACAGGTGCTGCAACATTGGTATCAGCAGGACAGCTTGTAGATGCTGTTGCTTCTTTTTTATCTGAAGTTCAAATTGGCGATGTGGTTGTAAACTCAAGACCTACGCCACCTATTTCTGCCACAGTTACATCTATAGTAGACAATACTACTTTAAATTTATCTGCAGGTATATTCGACGATGTTTTAGACCTTGGAGCCGAGTACAGCATATTTAAACCAAAGCAAAACGAACTTGAAAAAGTTACGTTAAGTAAGATAACAATGCTAAACAATTCTATGTTGACTGCACCATCTAAAATGTTTCCCGCATATACACAAGAGATAGACAAGCTTACAGCCTATCCATCTGCGATAAACTCGGGTGTTCTGTGTCAATATTTTAGATACCCCAAAGACCCTAAATGGACATTTGTTCAGCTTACCGATGGTGAACCGTCATTCGACTCAAGTCAACCGGACTTTCAAGATTTTGAACTCCCTAATGACGATGAACCTTCTTTAATTATGAAGATACTTCAATACGCAGGTATGTCCATAAGAGAGATTCAAGCAGTACAATTTGGACAAGCACAAGACCAAGAGGATTCACAAGAAGAAAGATAAACTATGGCATATATTACAGCATATCAATACTACGAGAACAACGGAAACAATCCGGAAAATGCAAATTGGGGCTCCTATCAGTACGTTAGTCTATATGACATTGTAAACAATTTTATGTTGATGTATAGTGGTAACCATAGCCTCGTGAATAATGAAGAAAGATACAAGGTTTTATTTCACGCTAAGCGAGGTATACAAGAACTTAACTACGATGCTTTCAAAGAAATAAAGATATTAGAGCTTGACGTGTGTGATAGTTTGAGATTTGTTTTACCTCCCGACTTTGTTAATTGGGTAAGAATATCTATATATCAAAATGGAGTTCTTAGACCATTGACGGAAAACATTCAGACTAACTACAGTGATGCTTATCTTCAAGATAACAACTGTAGAATTTTGTTTGACGAAGATGGAAATATCCTCAAGCCGGAAAATTCTAATTTAGATTTCGATAGAATAATGGGTAGCAAAAGGTCAATCTATCTAAATCAAAACAGTGTATACAACAACTATGAAGGTTGGAATATTGATGGGACTTGGTATTTTGACTACAGCATTGGAGCAAGGTTTGGATTAAACACGGAAACGGCAAATATAAATCCCACATTTAAAATAGATAAAAAGGGCGGTGTGATTAATTTCAGCTCTGATATGGCTAATCAACAATGTGTACTTGAGTATGTGTCTGATGGCATGGAAGGTGGTGATGATACATTGGTTAGTGTTAATAAGTTGTTTGAAGACTACATATATGCCTACATTGAGTACAATATTCTTAGCTCAAAAATTGGTACACCCGAATATATCATTGCAAGGCTTAGAAAAAAATCTACAGCTTTGTTGAGAAATGCTAAAATTAGAATAAGCAACATCCATCCCGGAAGACTATTAATGAATCTTCGAGGAAGAGACAAGATGATTAAATAGAATATGGCAAATTTAAAAAGGAACTTTATAGCAGGCAGAATGAATAAGGCTGTCGATGAAAGGCTTGTACCTAACGGACAGTATATTGATGCAATGAATGTTAGGCTTGGCTCTACGGAGGCATCAGAAATAGGTTCAGTTGAAAACTCAAAGGGAAACACTCAGATTACAGAACTTAAATACAACGGCACAGCTTTAAGCTCTGATGCAAAATGTATAGGAGCGTATGAAGATAGTGCCAACGAAACTATATATTGGTTTGTACATGACTCTTCTTTTACAGGGGCAGGTGCGGGAGCCACGGGGAAACTTGACATGATTGTCTCCATGAATGTAAACACAGAGGTAATTACCTATCACGTCATTAGTGTAAAAAATGGTTCAACAAACAACACCACCTTAAATTTTAACCCTGCATATTTAGTTAATGGCGTTAATATGGCAGGTCAAGATTTGTTAATTTTTACTGACAATATAAATCCACCAAGGATGATTAATGTTAGAAAAAATTATGAAGACCCTACGGGAGCACCTTTAATAGACCAATTTACTGAAGAGGAAATACTTGTAATAAAAAAACCACCTGTCACATCACCTTCTATTCAAACGAATGTAATACCCGGTAATGATGATTTTATAAAAGAAAGGTTTCTTTGCTTTTCCTATAGATACAGATATGCTGACAATCAATATTCAGCTACTTCTCAGTTCAGTGAGCCCGCTTTTGTACCCGATGTATTTAATGTAACTATAGCCACTTTTCTAAACGAAGGGATGCAGAATGAAGATAACAATGTAATCATCACTATGGACACCGGTGGCCCGTTAGTCGTTGGTTTTGACTTGTTATATAAAGAGTCTACCAACTCTGTTGTTAGAGTAGTTCAAAAGTTTAACAAACTTGTAGATGGTATAGCTGACAATACAACGTTTACCTATGACTTTAGTAATTACAAAGTGTTTACGGTTCTACCGGATTCTGAAATCCTAAGAACCTATGACAACGTTCCATTACTAGCAAGGGCTCAGACCCTTATGGGGAATCGTCTTGTTTATGGAAACTATGTGGAGGGTTATGACTTGAAAGATAAAAATGGTAACAATGTAAATTTTGATTTCTCCACATCCCTTACTACAAGCGAAGTTTCTTCTGTTAACTTGGGAACTATATTTGGAAACCGAATATACACTGCAGACCCGTTAGTTGGACCACAGACAATAACCAATTCTACAATGAGGATTTTTTTGGGACCAACTGCAGGAATAGATTTAACTGAAGGCTCCACACTGTCTTTTGATTTTACAATAAGTCACGCAGCTTTTTCAAGCAGCCCCGGTATGAATAATCAGCAACCTCCTGTTACTATTAACTTTGAATACACATTAATTGAAACCTTTTTAACGGATGGCACATCAACTGCTGCATATAAACTAGCGACCTCTGCAGACTTTTTAAACAAGCTTGGCACATCGCTTCCGGGGGGTACTATGAAGCCTGTATATGACGCTGCAAATCCAACTTCTTGTAGTGGGTTTACACTTTCAGACATTATTAACTGTGCTATTCAGAACACATTAGATGCAGGAACGGCGACAGAAAGGACAAAGTTTGAGTCGGGGTATGATGATATCCCCGCTAATGGTAACCAAGGTGTAGGTAGTTTGGGTGTATACCCTACTGTTGCAAGTGGTGATGTAACTAACGAATTTATTTTTATTAGTCTTCCTGCAATGCGAAGGGTAGATAATGTGTCGTCTCCCACAATAGATACATACGAATATTTTCAGTTTTCAAATCCCATAAATACATTCAGCACTACCAACAATCCGCGCAGTCTACATAGTAACAGAAACTATGAAGTAGGTATTATATATATGGATGAGTTTAATAGGTCAACCACCGCTTTGGTAAGTACGAACAACTCTGTTCAAGTGCCTTGTGAAAACTCTATATTTAAAAACTCAATTAAAGTAGAAATACCACCATCACAACTTGCACCATCTTTTGCTACAAGATATAAGTTTTGTGTTAAGCCGGACCGAAAAGATTACGAAACTGTTTTCTCTAACTTTTATGTACAGGACCCCACTAATGGAGATACATATATACTTTTGGAGGGGGAGAATACAAGAAAAGTAGAAGAAGGTGATACTTTAAATGTAAAAAGAGATTCTGTCGGACCTGTCTTAAATTGTGCAGAGATAGTAGTATTAGAGAAAAAAGCGCAATTAGCAGATTTTATGTCGGCAAATCCACCGGTGGACTCTACAGGTACACCGATTCCTGTTCCTTCGGGGACATATATTAAAATAGGCGTTGGTAATATCAACACAATAATGCCCGACGATGCTACAGTAAACCCCGGTCAAAAAAAGGTAAGCAACAATTCTTCTTCCGGAGACCAACCTCTCATGGCTTATGGTGGACTTGGAGGATTTGATATTCCCACAAGAGCAAGAATAGTTTTAAAGTTTACCTTTGAAAGACTTGGGACAGGACAGGGAACAAATAACTGCGAGAGAAGAATCTACACCTATGAGCGTGTTTTCTTTTCAAGCCAAAACTACCCGGACATAGTTGATTGGTTCTTGGGTGATTCTATAGCAAACACTTTGAATAGTGGAGACGCATTTACAGGAAATGGTAGCACTATTACCAATACATTTGACCCTACTGTTACGTCTTCTCCGGCATCGGACTACGGACTACCGACAGGTAGTTTCACAAACTATTATAGGTGGTTTCGAAATGGAAGCGACATTAGGTTTGTCATGTTAGGCCCACCAAAATGCGGTAACAGTGAAAAGAAAAGGTCATCTATTCGTTGCGAGTGGCAGATATTTCGCTCAGAGCAGCTTCTTGTTTTTGAAACACAGCCTGCAGATGCAGCTCCCGACCTGTGGTATGAAGACTCAGACTCTTATGCCATAGACCAATCGACAGGATTCCATAGTGGTTCACCCTCCTTGGGAGGGGGTCAAGACCAAACAGCCACCGACCCCGCTATTATAAACACCACCTTTGGAAACTGCTATTCTTTTGGAAACGGTGTTGAAAGCTATAAAATATTAGACTCCATAGTAGGTAAACCGATGGAGCTTGGAGAAAGATTCTTCTCTACTTCTGCTGAAGAGTATGAAAGAGTACACAGGTTTGCAGACCTAACGTACAGCGGCATATTTAACGATGAGACAAATGTAAACAAGCTTAATGAGTTCAACCTTGGGCTTGCTAATTTTAAGCCGCTAGAGGACTCCTTTGGCTCTATAGAACTAATTGACGGAAGAGAGACAGATATACTTACGCTACAAGAAGACAAAATATCTTATGTTCTTGCAGGTAAAAACTTACTTAGCGATTCTACAGGAGGTGGCTCTATAGCTTCTGTACCCGAAGTATTAGGAACGCAGATAGCGAGAGTAGAAAAGTATGGTATCAGTAGCAATCCGGAGAGCTATGTGAAGTGGGGATTCTATAAGTTTTTTACTGATGCTAAAAGAGGAGCTTTAATACAGCTTAAAGGCTCGGGACAATCAGAACAACTAACTGTAATTTCAGAAATGGGTATGCGTTCGTGGTTTAGAGATTTGTTTATTGGTAGTGGAGACACTCAGAAGCTTGGTGCTTTTGACCCGTATATGAATGAGTATGTATTGTCATCTAATGAGGTCAAAATACCACAGGAACAACAAGCACAAAACTGTGGGGTTAGACGCACGATTACCGTTACACAAGACGACCCTCTTACCTTTATAGTCAACCTTGGGGAAACCATAGGTGTATCTACAATATCTTACGACATCTTATCTATTGCTTCAGATGCAGGTGCAACAGGAGGCATAACTATAGCAGAAGACTACCAAGGAACATCAACATTTGTTAACACTCTTGGTGCAGGGACTATTAATTTTGACAAAGACAGTGTTGGAGATGATGAAGTTGCTATTACATTAACTGCTTCATCCGGAGCAGGGAAACAAGTAGTTGAGCTTGAAATTACAATAGGATGTCCACAAGCGCAAGAGATAACTCTTACCACTTTTTGTGTTAGTGATGCTGCTGATGCAGGAAAATTCATTCACAATCAATATCAGTGGACAGATGGTTCATTCACATCTGCATTGCAAAGTGAGCAAGTTGAGTTTGCTCCGGGTAAACCAACAATATCCTCACCTATTTTGTCATCTACAACTGTTGTTACGGCACTTCAAGGAGGAGGAATTATTCCTAACAATGGAGACGTATTGTCGGTGATAAGTAATGCTATACCACCATCTGATGATTACAAATTTAAACCAAGCAATAGATTGTTATTTTGCAGGAGTACAACTTTGTACCCGCCTACTTTTTTAGGGTACAACTCTTTACTTACAGACCCCGGTTTGCAGGTTCTCCCACAGACAGGAGCCATACCAACGATTACAGGTACATACACATTGCCGGCAGGAGGAACAGAGGAATATATGTATATTATTTTTGACTATTTTACTTAGAGACATGGCAGGAAGGACAGGAAACTACACATTAACGTACAGCGAATCTTCAAAGGGCTTTCCATCTTTTTATTCGTATTTTCCGGATATGATGATAGGTATGAACAACTACCTATACTCGTTCAAAGGAGGAAACCTTTACAGGCACAACACCAACGAAAAAAGAAATACATATTATGATGTGTTTGAACCATCAATGATAAAGAGTGTCTTTAACGACACTCCATTAGAAAACAAATTATTCAAGACGATTAACCTTGAATCTGATTCAGCTTGGACAGGAGAGTTTAGTTCAGACCAACAATCGGGTGGAAATATAGATGCTTCTTACTTCGTTCAAAAGGAAGGGGATTGGTTTGCTTTTATAAGAAACACAGGCACTACCCCCGCAGATTCAGCAGAATATCCATTGAGGTCTTTAAATGGTATTAGTTCGTCTCAGACTGTAAATTCAGTAGTACCTGCAGCAGTAGAAATAAATTTTAATGTAAACACCTATATAGGTAGCATACTTAGTGTTGGAGATACTTTATATTTTATTCCCACACCTGTTGCCGCAGGGTCAACACCTACTCTTTGTGGAACTGTTACAGAAATAAATATTGACCTTCCTTCGGGAATAAATCAAATTGTAGTAGACACATCGGCAGGAGCTATACCCCCGGGACAGACTGATTATTTTTTATTTATAAAGAATCAAGTTGCAGAGTCACACGGCATACTAGGGCACTATTGTGAGTTCACTCTTACAAATGATGATGAAACAGCAACAGAGTTGTTCTCTGTTAAATCAGAGGTGATGAAAAGTTTTCCTTAAAATTTCTATCTTTGTAGGAGTATGGAGATATCAGAAGTTTCTACAACAGAAGATTACCGGCCCGAACAGATTCTTGAATACGTTCAAGAAAGTAGAGGTCTTATTTGGGATAGAATAGAAGACTTTCAAAATCAATTAAAAAAAATTGAAGGTTTCTTAGAGCATAAGGCAGGTACACCTCAGTCAAAAGAAATGGCAGAAATGTATCCACTAAAGCAGCATATTGAAGGTGGTCTTTACACAAGAGAATTGTTTATGCCCAAGGGCTCTCTTGTTGTTAGTATGATTCATAAGCAACAGCATCCGTCATTTTTATTGAAGGGTAAAGTCTCTTATTTGACTGACAGTGGAGAACTTAAAACGATAGTTGGCCCCCATACTATTTTTACGCAGACAGGAACTCAAAGGGTTCTTTATATTCACGAAGACACGGAGTGGTGCTGTGTATATAAAACGGATGCAAAGACTTTTGAAGAAGCAGAGGCGGATGTTTATACAAATAACTATAAAGAGTTGCCTCAAGAAACTATAAACAAAATTAAAGGATTATGTCGGGAATAGCGATAGCAGGATTAGCAATAACAGTGGGAACAACCACCGCTTCATTTATACAAGCAAACAAACAAAAGAATTTGCAAGAGAATGCTGAAAAAAAAGCAGAACAAGCTATGAAAGATGCTCGTGCGGCTTTGGGCGTTAACTACTTTGAGGACCTTGCTATCAACAAAGAGGCTTATGAGTTGGAGCGTGATGCCACCTTACAGGCACAGGCAGGAGCTTTACAGGCACTCCAAGAATCCGGGCAGCGTGGTGTCGCAGGCGGAGTTGGAAGACTTGCAATAGCAGGACAACAACAGCAGGCAAAAACACGTACAGCTATGGCAAAAGAGCTTGGAGACCTTGAGAAGCTTACGGCCCAAGAGGAGTCACGACTACGTGACTTAGGTGTTCAGTTAGACTTAGAGGAGGTTGCAGGGGCACAGCAGGCTGCAGCACAGGCACAAGAGATGCGTGCCGCTAAGATAGGCGAAGGAATACAGGGTATTGGAAGCATAGCTCAGCAAGGAATGTCTATGGTCCCATTGTATCAACAAGACCAAGCGGCTCAAGCAGCAGCATTTGGGAAAATGGCACAAACAACAGAAGGAAGTTCTTTAATTAATCAAACTTTAGGGATTCAAAATATACCTCCGGCTTTACGTTCGCAAATGGAAGCAGCCGAGCTCCCTGTGGGAGCTTCGCCTGTAAATCCATTTATGACACCAAAACAATTTAGAGGATTCAAAAGAAATCTTACTCCTCAGCAAAGACAAACATTAATGATGAATCCAATGTTTGCAGACGCATACGGAACTGCTATACAAACCCCGATGCTTGGATATAATCAGCTTAAAACAGACTAAATAAATGGCTACTTATTACAAATACGCAGAGAGGAGCGCAGACTCAACAATAAATTGGGCAAAGGTCGGACAGGGGATGACCGATATGCTTCAAGAAGAAGCACGCATCCGAGAGGAAAAGAAAGCGGCTATCGATGAAGCATCAAGAGAGTATGCAAAAACATTACAAGACTTACCCTCCGGTGATTTTCAAACTGCAAATGAGTTTGCAATTAAGTTTGGTGGTAAGGCGCAGGAGCAGTTATTAATTCAAGATAGACTTTTAAAGGCAGGCATACTAAAGCCAAATGACTATGCTGTCCTAAGACAGAACCTCAACGACGGAACGACTCAGATGTTTGACTTAGCAAGAGAGTACGAGGCTGAGTATCAAGAGAAGATGGAAAGAATAAATAACGTAGACCCTGCTAAAAGAAGTCAGCAATTAGAATCTGCTTTGATGGCTCAGATAGAAGGACTCAGCAACCTTTCAAATGTAGATGCTGTTATTAATCCAAACACAGGAGTAGTTAGCTTAGGTAAGTACGTTACAAAAACCATTGATGGAAAAGAGGTTAGGGTCCTTAGCGATAGCCCTAACGACGTTGCTACGGTTGGTGAGCTTAGAAATAGAATTAAAGCTAAGTACGATTACTTTGATGTTGCTAAAGCAACAACCCAAGCAGCCGATGGTCTTGGAGAGGTAAAGACACAGATGATTATAGCGGCTGAAGCCGGTGGAGACCTAAATAAAATATATGCACTTTCAGATAAGAAAGAAGGAGTGTATTTAACCAAAGCTGAGATGTCAAAACTTCAAAACCAATTAGATAATGACGAAATATCTCAAGTAGAATTTGATGAGATAATGGCGGCTAACTCTTATTCGGGTTCAGAGAAGCTTCTTATTGAGGAGATGTTGGTTAATAAATTTAATGTAACCTCAATACTCACAGAGAATCTATCCGGAACTTTTACTGAAGAGTTTGATGAAGAGAAGGCTAAAGCAGCGCACGCAAGAGGAGACCAATCTGTTATCTTCTATAAGATGACACCAACGGGTCTTGAGGCACAGCCTACAGAGGAGCAAGAGAAGATGGCTTATGATTATTTAAAGACTCAGATACGTAGCAAGATATCTGTAAGCGAAGAAGCGAAATCAGCAGGAGCTAAACAATATTACAGACCAACTGAGTTTGAAATGAAAAGAGGAGCCGACAAACAGAACCAAGAAAAACTTAGTAATTTATGGAAAGACTTAGGTACAGAGACTGACCCTGCTAAGAAAAAACAGCTTGCAGCCGCTGTTATTAGTGCTGCCAACTACGGGAAAGGAGAGAAAGATGACAGGATAATGGACCTTATATTCAATGAGAATGATGGCAGCATTACTTTTGTACACTCAGATGAATCTTTAAACTTTACCACACCTCCTATTGGAGATGATGCTGTAGCTTGGATGGAGTCCGGAGCAGAACTTCTAGGTCCTCAGTCACGGCAGGCTATAAAAGAAATTCTTGGAGGAACAACAAAGATAAACTCAGAAGGTCTGAGGGGTATATCTGTAGGAAGAGAAGGAGACCCGGAGTTTGATGAAACAGAAGAAGAAGCTTATGTAAGAAATAAGAAAAAAAAGAATCCTACTTTGTTTAGCGTAGACCAAATCATAGAAGATAATGAAGATGATACCGCTGTAAATATTCGAGCAATGATATCGGAATTAGGATTGGAAGGAGTACTTTCGGTAGACTATTTCACCGACGGGTCTGATGAAATCGTAATTAATGACGCAAATGGAAAAGAAGTAGATAGGCTTAATATGGATGATAATAACCCTACTGAGTTTGGTTCCTTTATTGATAGGATGATAAAAAGAGGAGCACAGGCAGAAGAAGACCTATATAACGAAACATACGATTACAGAAAAAGAAAAGGAAAAGTGTCGTCAACGACACCACAAAAAACTACATCAAGCAGCGCGTCAGCTAGTGGTGGAAGACCAAGATAAAAAAAAATATGGACGAACAAGGATTTAATTCAGATAATATATCTCAAGTATTAAAAGACCTTATAGCCACAGCACAAGCTAATGGATATAATTGGGGTGAAACAATATCTAAATTTCCGGAGCTACAAGATTTTGACATTCAACTGTTAAAAGATTACGTAGCCACAGCGGAGAATGAAAACTATAACTACGAAGTTATAAATGCAAAGTTCCCCGAATTTGGGTTTTCGAATGTTGATGATAGAAACCTTGTCGTAAAAAAAAAAGACGTTGGAGAAGACTCGGCCGATACCTCAACTCCTTTCTTAGAAAGAATAAAAGAAAAAATTCAAGATACTACGGTATCCACATCGGCAGATGGTTCATCGGAATCAGTAGAAACTGAGGAGGTAACAGAAGACCTTACTCCCGAACAAATAACAGAACGTCAGCTTAGTGGTTTCACCTTTGAAGAAGATAGTGAAAAAGGATTAAGCGAAAGGGGATTAGTCGGCTTGAGAGGCGTGGGCAGATTGGAGCAATCTGAGAAGCTTATGGGTGCTGTAGAAAGAGCAGAAAAAGAGAAACTTGACGAAATATTAAACAATGCTGCAAGAGCAGAATTAGCAGGAGATTTATACCACGCAGAGGCAGGATTTAAGGAAGCACTTAAGTATGAGGGTGGCCAAAAAATAAAAGAGAGATTAGAAAATCTTCAGCTAAGAATTAAGCGAGAAAAGGCTACAGAAAAATTACGCGAAAGAGAAGAAAGGGAAAGAGCGGAAAGAGAAAAAGAGTCGGAGGAATACCGAAACCTTCCTCAGAATGCCGAGCTTGATGGCAAGATTAATGGCATATCCAAGAACACTATACAACAGAACGAAGAGGATGCACAGGAATCCCTAAATAAGGAGTTCGGCATGTTTGGGTTTAACTTCAGACAAATAGGTTGGGGAGATGCACTTGAGGTGATGGCGGCTGACGGAGAGAAGATGGAGATAGACCTAGATACTTGGTTTGATTCATCGGCAGGTGAAGAAGCTTTTAAATTGAAAAAGTTTTTAAGAGACCATGCAGAACCACCGAATAATTTTAAGAAAGGACTTGAGGATGACGAGATTGTAAACGCTATGCGTGTACGAGATATGCGTACCGGCGTAAGAGACAATGGAGATGGTACAGAGTCTACAGTCTTAATGACGTATGCTGAAGTTGACGGTCAGTATGTGGCTTACCCAACTTTATTTCCAAAGAATCCAAACCTTAGATACTACGGTAGTGGCGCAGATGAATGGCTTGAGCTTGATGCAGATGCTGCGCTTGATGAGGCAGAAAAAAGAAACGAACTTACGTGGTTTGAGAATGAGGAAGATGCAGCAAGATTTGCAGCAGGTTCTTGGAAGGATGTCAATACCTTTGATTATGAAGCCAATAGATTTTTTGGGAAAAGAGGAATAGATTACAAATCATATAGAGACGCACTAGAGAAGTACGATGAGCTAAAAGAGGCTGAAATGTTCCTTGAGAAAAGAGGGGCAATGCAACTTAAAGACCTACCAAAAGAGGAACAAGAAAAGTATGCAGATTTTTATGCGGCAGGTAGAATAAGAACTGACATTGATGAGGTAAAAGAAAAACTTGCACGTGATGCAGACAATCTTATGGAATTTGTCAACTCAGATGAACTTAGAACAGTACGTGAAGACTTTGATTTATACGCGCAAGATAAGTTCAATAAAGCCGCTAAGGATGCTGCCGCTACAAATCAAGTGGCAAAAGAACAGCGAATGGAATTAGATGCAGAATCTATAAACAAGTTCGGTGTTAGAATAAAAGACTTACCTAAGTATGAGCCCAAGAGTAAATATGAGTTTGAGGAAATAAATAATATTCTTACTAATTATGATGTCTCAATCGCAGAGTCTCAATATGCGGCATCGCAGTATGAGATGGCTAAGACTTGGTTCGACGGAAAGTTTGATAAGAATGTGCGTAGAGCATTTGATGAAAATTGGAAGGCAGTTTACAACAGTGCAAGAAATGGTTTTGATAATGGACAGGCGGCACAAGAAATTCTTTACATGTCATTAGGACTTACCGACGTTGATGACAATGCCTCATTAGAAGAAGCTGCAGAGATAATAGTGGCTCAGCTTGAGCAAGGGCAGTCTCGTGCCCCGGGAAGGGCTGAGTCCCGTTGGAACTCTGCGCGTGATTTTAGAGAGGGTTGGGATGCTTTTAAGGATGACCCCCTTGAAATGACAGCAACCTTTGTGGCAGGAAGTTTGTCTCAGATTGTACCTTACGGTTTTAAGATTGTTCCAACTACATTAGCTGTGGGTACGGGTACAGGAGCGGCGGTTGGTAGTGTTGTTCCGGTATACGGTACAGCAGCAGGTGCTGTAGCCGGTTTTTCACAAGGTCTTAGGATGGGTATGGGTGCTACAATGTATGCTATGGAGTATACCAATTCTATACTCGACGTTGCAAGAGAGAAGGGATACGATATGATGAATCCCTCAGAGGTTGTAAAGGCACTACAAGATGAAGAAGTTTGGGAAGAAGGAGGAGAAAGAGGTCATAAAAGAGGTATACCGATTGCAGTGGTAGATTATTTATCAGCAGGTCTTGCGGGTAGATTATTTAAAACAAGCAGTCTGTCTTCAAAAGGTGCAAGAGTAAGCGCAATGGTGGCAGAGCGTGCTGTGGCTGACCCGATAGCTGAGGCAACAGGTGAGTATCTTGCACAAGTAAATGCAGGACAGGAAGTTTCAGCTAAAGAAATATTTGCAGAGGCAGTAGGTGGATTTGGTAACAACACGGGGGCAATGGTTGTTAACCTATACAGAGATTATCGTAACACTAACAATGTAGACCTTGCAAATAAGCTATCTACAATAAACGGAATGTTAAGTGAGAACGTTTCTGAGACCCGTATGCTTGCTTGGGCCAACAACATGGAGAACTTAGGCAAGATTAACGCAGAACAAGCTCAAAGAATACGCGAAAACCTAGGCTTAAAAAGAGACGCTAAGAACGTCTTAGACATAAACAAGGACACAAAGTCCAACAAGAAGACTCAAGCCCGTGTAATGGAGCTATTGGCTGCTGAGAAGGAGCTTACGAGCACAACTAACAGAAAGGCTGCGTTTGCTCCAAAAATAAAAGAGATAAAAGCTGAGATTTCTGAGATTGCTGAGACAGGTAACGTTAGAGAAGCAGGGAAAGAGACCAATCTAAATGTTCTTGGTACAGCCCAAGCGACAGAAACTGATGTCCGTAAGGATGTAGCCAAGTATACAATAAACAATGTATCCTACACCAAGGATGAGTTTATGAAGCGTATAGAGAAGATGTCTAAGAGAAAGATTCTTAAGACAAGAGCTAGCGTTAAGAACGACGAAGAAGTAAGTACATTTTTAAAAAATAAAGTAGATGCCATTCAAGAGCAAGAAGCAGGAACTGTACCTGCAAATCAACAAACCGGAGATATACAAACGGTGGAAGAGACGGTACGGGAAGTCCCAAGCGAAACCGAACAATCTGAGACCACCGAAACGGAACGGGTAGAAGAAAAGCAACCAACATTTGAGGACCTATCAGAAGTAGACCAACAGGAATATCTTAAAAAAGCAGAAAAGAATTTAAAACAAAAACAAAGAGTAACCCTCGGTCAAAGACTCAGAAGGTTTGGAGCCAAAACTTTTAGAGGAGCTAAAGTCAAGTACGCAAAGAAGACGGAGCTGACACAGGAGCAGATTAAAGAAGAGGCTGTTAAGATGTTTGAGCTTGACAATAAGCCTCAAGTAGAGGAGACCACAACAACACAAGAGACGGTAGCAACAGAGGAAGTGTCGTCAGAGACACCGAACAAAGAGGCCGTAGAAGAGCTCGGTAGAATAGTTGACGAGGAGTTTGGAACACAGCCCGTAGAGACAACGACCCAAGAGGAAGTGGTACAGGAGAAAGTGTCGCCAACGACACCGACTGAGACAGTGGTTGAGCAGGAGGTTCAAGAAGAAGCTGCACCTGTAGTTGAGGAAGAAGTGACTACCGAAGAGGGGCCTATAGATGAGGGAGATGTTATGCTTACCCAAGAGCAGATTGATGAACAAGTCGCTGAGGAAGCTGCACCTGTATCTGAGGAAACTCAATCCAAGAGAGAAGAGATTGAGGCTGAAATAGCAGATATTGAAAACAATGAGCTTGAGGATTTAGAAATGAACCTTGAAAACATTCAAGAAGAAATTCAAAACGAAAAGGAGAATTATAAAGAAGAGGCTCAAAGAATAAAAGAAGAGAAGGCTAAGGTTAGAAAGGATAAGACCTTATCTAAACAAAAGAAACAGGATAAGCTTGATGACCTCGAAGCTGAAAGAGATGGCTTTATGAACGATAGGGATGCCGCCATAGAGAACTATCAGTTTGATTTGTCAGAAGCGAAAAGAGAGGCAAGGAAAGCTAAGTCAAGAATCGCTAAGCTAAAAAAGAAACTTGATTCGGGCTTGGATTTTAAAAGAAAAACAGTAAATTTAAAAGATGAAGTACAAGACAAGAGAAGAACTGATAGAAGCTCCGAGAGAGGAACTGACAGTGCACGAACAAGTAGCACAAGAGACGTTAAAGGAAAATCCCGATATGACGTTGGAGAGAGCAATAGAGTTGTTAGAGATGATACCGTAGTAAACACAGTATCTCTTAGTGAGAATGAGGCTCAAGCTTTATCTGAGAATATGGAGGGTAAAGCTGTAGTAGATACAGAGTTCTACGAAACCAATGATGCCAACCTATTTCATAAATCAATAACAGAATCTACAAAGAATAATAAATATGCAGCAAGTGTATTTGTTTACCCTGTATCTGATTACAAAAATTCAAGATTATTTTTAACAGCAGACGGAAAGGCAGGTCTTGCTATTACAGAGGATGGTGATATAATTTCTGTATTCTCTTATGGAGAAGGTAAAGGAAGGGTTCCTCAGCTAATAGTTAATGCAATAAAAGAAGGAGCTGTTTCTTTAGACCACTACGACACTGTTCTTACAAAGTATTATGCTAAGTTTGGTTTTGTTCCTGTGGCTAAGGTTGCTTGGAACAATGACTTTTCACCGGATAATTGGAGTAAAGAAACATTCAAAGATTTTAATAATGGAGAGCCCGATGTTGTTGCAATGGTTTACGATGGAGGCAACAGACAAACTATAGCTGAAAGAGTAGGTAAATTTGAAGAGGTCAAGACTAAACTACAGGAAGCACCCTATGTAGTGGAATGGGATGAGGCAAAAGCCTTACAGGCTAAGCGAAACGAAGAGTTACAAAAGCCTATAACATTAAAAGAAGAAGCTAAAAGTGTGGACAATCTTAATCAGATGACCGACTTTATGAATAAAGCTTTTCCGAATGTAGAAATGTCTACAGACCAACAGACTTTTGACACTGTAATAAATTCAGATAGAGTACGTACATACCTTCGTAAAGGAGATATAGTGTATGGTGTTACGGTAGACGGTGATGTGTATATCAACCCCGACGTACACAATAGTCAGTCTGAAATGTTTGATACTGCAATCCACGAGGTAGGTCACGTGTGGCAGAACTATCTACAGACCACAAAGAAAGGTAAGCAACTGTACCGTAAAGGAGTAGAGCTTGTTCAACAAACAGAAGAGTTTCAGAAACAACTTAAAGAGTTTGATGGAGATATAGAAGCTGCAGCTCGTGAAGCTATGGCAATCCTTATTGGAAACAAGGGAGAGAAGATAGCAAGTCAATCTTTGAAGGCGCAGTTTAAAGAATGGTTGAATACTATGTGGGAGTTTATACGTTCTCAATTCAAACTTTCTGAAGACCTTACGGTAGAGGAGATACAAGACTTAACAATAGACTCTTTCCTTGGTACAGCCTTGGCTGATATTTTTAGTGGTAAAGAACTAAAAATTACAGAGGTAGCACAAAAGCAAATGAAAAACCCCGAAGTGGTTTTCAGCAGAACAGCTCCTATATTTGATGTAATCGACAGGGGTAGAAGGCTTGGATTTACAGATGCAGAAATCAGAGAGGTACTAAAAGAGAGAGGGTTTTCAACAGGTAATATTAACGAGGCTCTTACAGTTGGTATCGTAAACGAAACACGTCCGATGCCACGAGCTTTTGAGAAAGTAGAAGGTGGTATTGACGAGGCACGTCAGTTATTTGATGAGACGCAAGAAACTGTTCGTCAGTTTTCTATAATGGGACCAAGAGGAGGCGTGTCGGGTAGAAGAGCACGTAACAAAACTTTCTCTCAGATAAGACAGAAAGCACAGGAAACATTAAAAGCTAATCCAATATTCCAAAGACAACCCGAACAAGTACAGCAGGAAATTCTTTTAGGGTATGACCAATCGCTATACAGAGATTTTGATGCACAAGGTCCTATACGTTCTAACAGAAGAGTGGAGGCTGAGATGGCTAAGATTAGAGAGACACTCAAGCAAAGAAAGATTGGAAAGAAAAATCTAAAAGAAGCTCAGATAAGGTTAAAGAACTACATCAGACAGAGCCTTCCGGATACTCCTTATACACGTGGTGCTATACAAAGAATCAATAAGCTTCTTGTAGATTCAACCGTAGATAATTTTGAGGCTAAGATTGAGAAAGTAGAGATTGAAATACGAAACGCACGGGCACGTATGAAAGCGGAGACCGTAACGGGTATCCTTGACATACTTAAAAAGAAATCCAAAGTAAAGATAACAAAAAGTGGAAAGCGTAGAGGTGCAGGAGTTAACGCAGCAACACAGTTATACTTTAAAGCTGTGCTTCCCATAGTAGAAGACATCGTTGACCTTGCAAGAGCACGAGCGGGAATGCAGTCTCTTCAGTCTAAAATTGACCAAAGAGTTTTTGACATTAACAATCAGATAGACAAGGTAAATGAGAATCCAAGACTTTCAGCAGAAGAGAAAGCCGCTAAAATACAGGAGCTTGAAGCTAAGAAACGTAGTACAAAAGCAGAGGCTAAATCTATCAGCAACACGCAGACTCGTATTGAGGAAGCAGAGAGTAAGATTCAGAAGCTCCGAGACAAACTAAATGACCCGGAGGTAAAGCAACAGATTGATGAGGCACTTCTTATACAGGAACAGAACCCTCTGACAGCAGATAAGATTCTTACCACCAAACAACAGAAGCTTCTTGCTGAGGTACAGGCTCTTGACAACTTCTCTCCTATACAGGGTATGACCCTCGAAGAGACCAATGCTCTATTAAATACTCTTAAAGATATGAGCAGTCAATCAATCGCACAGCTCAAGGCTGAGAACACTGTTAGAAGACAGCGTAGAGCAGATAAGGCTAAGAAAGTAAGGGCTCAGATACAGGAAACAAATCCCGAATTGTTTGACGAGAATGGAAACCCATTAGATACAAATGAACTGAATGCTAAGAAGGATGAGGTGCGTACCGTGTTACAAGAAAAAGGATTCTTTGCAGCATCATTAGAGTGGGTGAAATCTACATTTAAGTTTGACACTTTTAAGGACTACATAAGAAGTGCAAAGAACACTGTAAGTAATATTCAAACACTAACAAACATAGCGGATAGAATAACAGAAGGTAAATCTGTATTCACGGACAACATCTACAAGGCGTTCAACAGAATGGATGAGAACAACAACCGAGGGCTGTTAGAGACACGCAAGAAGATAGACCGAATAGCTACGTCTGCAGGTATTGTTGGGGGTATCAAGGGAGTTAAAAGAAGATTGGCTACAGGTGTTCATAGAATGAAACTTATATCAAATAAAAAAGGAAAGCAAACCACATATACCAAAGCCTTTAATGCTGACCAACTAATGCGTATATATGCGCTTAGTCTTAACGATGTTCAGAGAGCTAAGCTTGAGAACCAAGGCATAGGAAAAGAACAGCTACAGGAGATAAAGAATATTCTCGGACCGGATGTGGTACAGTTCACCGAGGGCATTGTAAACTTCTTAAGTAACGAATACTACGAGCAGGTTAATAGTGTATACGCACAGGTGAACAATGTTAACTTAGGGTTCATAGAAAACTATTTTCCAACACAAACCATTAGTCCTAAAGTGGACGGAGGTATGTTAGAGAATGGTGATTTCAGCGGTATATTTAATAGCGAAACAGCACCTGCATTCAAACAGCGTGAAGATTTAAAATCAGACATCAACCTTACAGAAGCTTCGTTTATGGAGACGCTTGAGAACCACACGCAGACAATGGAAAAGTTTATGGCTTATGCTGAGGGTGTACGTGAGATGAATGACTTCTTTAGCATACCGGAAGTAAATCTTTTACTTAAGGAAGCTAAAATTTCGAGGATGTTAAAGCACCTTATTAATCAAGCTATAAACCCTGCTTCTTTAAACGGTGGACCAAGCAACAAGCTACTGAGTGCATTTCAAAGCAAGTTCACCTCGTTTGCATTATCCTTTAAGGTGATACAAATATTAAAGCAGGCATCATCATTTATAAACGCTTTTGAAGACTACAGCTACCGAGGCAACGGAAAAAGATATATCCCCGGAATGGATACGCTTGGGTTTATGTTTGATGCGGCGACTACAATATTATCACTGCCATTAGATTTATTCGGAATGAATGGACCCATACATCAAGCTATGGAGATGTCAGCGACATTCAAGCGAAGAGTTGAGCAGGGTATTGAGGGTGATGTATATGGATTGGAATCGGGTTCTAAAACTTTTAAGAATGTAAACAAAGAGTCATCAAGGTTTAAGAAAGCAAGAGCATTAATCAGAACAGCCGCCGCATCACCAACGGTATTGGGAGATATCTTAGGTGTGATGGGATATATGATTAACTACAAGCGTAATATTAAGAACGGTATGAGTAAGGCTGAAGCTGTTGAGGCTTTCAATGAGTACAACGCCACACAGCAGTCGCGTAGAGGCTCAGACAAAATCGCTCTTCAGTTTTCTAACAACGCACTTGTCCGGTCGTTTACAATGTTTGGAAGTGTATTGTTCTTACAAATGAATAGAGTGATGCAGTCAAGTACAAATATGAGAAGAGATGCCGCAAGGTCAGTAGCACTATCTGCGGAGGCGGCGAAACTTGCTGCACAAGGAAAAATGAAAGAGGCTAATCAAAAAAGAAAAGAAGCAGCCAAGGCCGCACCAAAGAGAAAGGACATCAGAGCATTTGCACTTAATGCTTCACTAGCAAATGGTTTGTTCGTAGCAACAGCCAACCTCGCTAAGTTTATACAGGGAGATAGCGACGACAGGGATGAGGCTCTTAAGAAAATAAAAGAGGCAATGTTGGGTCTTAATCTTATATATCAGATTCCATTATTAGGTAGTGTTGTAGAGAGACAGATGGGAAATAGGTTTGCAGGTGATGTTACTAATCCATTTATGAGTATATACTATAAGGTTAATCAAAACTTTGATAAGTATGGATGGACCGGTGTAGCTAAACCTCTTGTTGAGGTGGTTTTAGGTATGCAGACGGACCCGTTCATAGGGCTTTATAAGATGTTCGGTACTGATGGGGCGGAGTTTGACCAAGCTACCTTAGATGCTTTGGGTATCAGCAAATCATACGCGCCGAGTGGAGAGACAGCCGCAGAGAAGAAGGCAAGAGAGTCAGAGGGTAAAAGAACCAAGACAGAACAGAAGCAGTATGAAAGAGACTTGAAGAAGTATAACCTTAGAGAGTACAACAGAAAATACGGAGCGAGAGATAAACGTCTGAAAGAAATAGAAGACCGAAAGAAAAAAAGAAATAAAAGTAGAGATAAGCAGAAGAAGAAAAGAGAAGAAGAAATGAAAAGAAGAAAGTTTAGAAGGATTAGATAGTGTCCTCAACGACACTAATAATACTTTGCGTACTTGAATGTTTTTTGTTTGGAATAGTATAGCATCAGCTCTTCATCGGAGTAGGCATCTTCACGTGGCTCACGACCTCCCCATCTTACCTTACCCACAATCTCTTTCACCTTACCGTAGATAATTCCATCTTCACATGCCCATACCAATACGGGATTCAATCTCTTGGCGCATAGCTTAGTTACTTTGGTTGCAGATATAGGAAGAGGATAAGCATTAGACATTTCTCTGAGCCTACCTTTTACCTCCACGTAAGCTATAAGATTTCCTTTGTCGTTATACACCCTATAGTCTACGTCAAATGGGTCAAGTTTTTTGAACGAGCCATTGAATCTCTCAACAAATTTTGTTATGGCTTTTAGTTCTCTTTCCCTGTCCTTCTCTGTTTCAAAAAGTGGGCTCATTCTTCTTCGGGTATGTAGACGTATATAGGAAACCCATCACCACCTGCACCTGCAATGTTGTAATCGAAATGTTCTATAGCGTCGGTTTCACTCAACCCGTCTTCCACTATTATTTTGTTGATGATTTTATTTGAATCCATAACAAGCACGTTGCTTGCGTACATCAATCCCACCACACAGTCTTCAAATCCTGTGGGGTATAAGAATGTTTCATCCGGAAAGTCTTCTGTTATTTGCTGTAAAATTGTTTTTGATTCTGACATATATTTAATTTAATTTATCGTGTTCTTCTGCGTGACACCTAGCGCATAGCACTCTGCACTTTTTTATTTCTTCTACAATTTTTTTTCTTGAATATCCTGTGTTAATTGCATCTCCTACACTGAAACTTTTATCATCGTTGTAATGATGAAACTGCAGTGCATGAGGGCTAAAGTCATCGTGAGTTAAATCTGAGTAGCCACATTTCTCACAGTTCAAATTCTTTTTTAGATTATTGTACCATTCTTTTTTTCTTTCTTTGTATCCTTTTTTTACTTTTCTGTAGCAATCAACACAGGTTCTTCTCTTGTGATTCTTTCTGTTCTTTATTCCCGCTGACCAATATTCTGATGACGGTTTTTTTTCTTGACACCTAACACATACTTTATACTCCATCAGATAATGATTGCCTCAAGTCTTTTAGTTTGGCCAAACTCTCATCTACCTCATTTAAACATTCTGATATTTCTCTGTCTACAAGATACTCATATACGTTGTCCATGTGGTCGTGAAGCTCGTTCATAATTAAGTTAATATGATTAAGTCTTTTGGCATCAATGGACGGGATTGACATTGCTTATATGTTTATTTTATACACCATTTGCAATCATATAAAGTTTTCTTCTAAACGCTTCAACATTGTTTTTATGTACCCTGTCTTTTATTATTCTAATCAAGGGGGCATATTGTCCAAACTCTCTTATCTCCGAATGTAAAGAATTTATTTCTTTTTTCAAAGCATCGTTCTCAATTTTCAAGGTTACCATTTTACTTCTAAGTATGTCCTCGTGTGTAAGTTTGTTTAACTTGTCGGCGTCATATATTTCTTTTGAATGATAATCAAAATCCTCTTTGCACATATTATACCTTTGCATTAAAAGAGGATTGTTTTTTAAATGATAGTCTACGTCCTTTAAACTATGTATGATAGTTGCGTGGTGCATGCGAAGACACGCAGCGATATCAGTTTTACTATACCCAAAGTCATGTAGTATTTTAAAGAACACTCGCCTTGCATTTACGACTTCCTCTTTTCTGTTTCTTTTTTGAATGTCTACATTAAATATAGAGTTGACAATGTTAATCAGTAGGTTTTCTATTTTCAAATTTCTTATCATGTTTATTAAATTTTAGTGTTTGATTTTCATTTATATAATCCAAGAAGGTATCCACATCTACCTCCTCTACCCCAAGAAACAAGCATAACTCCTCTTCTTGGTTTAGGTATTCTAGTCTAAAAAAGAATGGCTTCTCAAGTGCATGTGACACTCCTGCCACATACTGAGTCCATCCATTCTTTACAGGCAAATCATTGACTTGTTCTGTAATCTGTGAAGCAATATCAAAAGCATAGTCCATTGGTATCTCTCTTATTTGTTCGATAAACCAATCGTCAATATCATATTGGATATTACCCACCTTTGTATATCTCTGTTCTACCATAGTCTTTTAGTTCTTTTAGTCTGTATTCCTGCAGTTTGGACAGTTTCCCTCCGGGTTTTTTTACCTCGCTGAATATAACATCAGAGTCGGGAGGTATAGCAATAAGGTCGGGTATTCCATTCTTATTTGTCTTGATAAGCTTTATAACATAGTATCCTTGCTGCTCAAGTTCCTGTATCCTTTTCGTCTGTATTTGCTGTTCCGTCACCTATCAAAGATAGCAAATCTCTTTTGAAGTGACGAATCGTATAATCCTTCTTCTTTGATACCGCTTTATATATCTCATGCTCTATACCTCCTTTAGAGAACACCCAATACACATCGCTTTTTAGTCTATCCTTGGTTGTCATTCTATCTCTGCTCTGCCAATATGAGGTAGCACTAAAGTCTATATTATAGTATACCAAGGCATCGGCATTTCGCAAAGATATTCCCTCTCGTCCCGATACAATTTGTAGCGCGATAGACTTGTTAGTGTCGTTAAAGACACTCAAGTCTGTGGTCAAATAGTCTGTTCCGTAGACACCCATTAAAACCTTTAGTTCCTGTTTAAACTTATAGAATATTCCTATTTTCTTGTCCTTAAATGTATCTCTAATATACTCTGCTTTACTATCATCCAATGTCATAGTCTTACCGCTCTCAAACTTTACGGTTCCGGAGTGTATCTGATGTATTTTAGACATTAGTTTTACAGGTGTATCTGCAAGTATAACCTCATCTTTACCTTCAACAACAAGATTTTGTTTAAGGTTTTTAGCAATAGTATGAATAATAGGTTTCATCTCTACAAGCAGTATGTGCTCTTTAGTTTCCACTTTGAAACCTGCCTCAGATTGCGTGTAATTTATTGTATAAGGACTCACTGCCTGCACTATAGTATCATACCCCTTGGAGTAATCTCTAATTGTCATAGAATTGATTCTTCTTTCTGTTACATTTACATAGTCATCACAGAATCTGTAGAAGTTCTTGTACTGACTGAACGGATTTGTTGGTATCCCATACACTTGGTGGTACATCTGCGAGTATGACTCCGGTGTTGGTGTTCCCGACAGTAGGATAACTTTACTTCTGTTCTTTCGTATCAATTCTTTCACAGCCTTGGCCCTATTACTTGGCTTTGGGAATGCGCCCATTGAATGTGCCTCGTCACATACAATCACGTCCCATTTCAAATCGGGAATCTTATGTATAGACTCGTAGTTAATTGTGAACAAAGCAAAGTTGGTGGGGCACATTTTGGTATAATCATCACTGATAGAGCCTATGGCTTTCTTCTTTGTGAGAAACAATACGTTATCAACATTCAGTTGTTGACATATTCCTAGACTCGTGAGCGTCTTACCTGTCCTCACTTCCATAGCAAGATACAAGAATCCCTTCTGTTTTACTATCTCAGTTCCTTTGTGTATGATTTCTTTTTGGTAATCTCTAAGTTCTATCACGTCTTGCTTTTTGTAATATTCTAAACTATTTTTAATTCTCTGCTTGACCTCATCTGAAACTTTATGAAGAGGCACGTCAACCATAACCGCTGACTTGCCTCGTCCTCTTTTTACTTGATGTGTTTTAGATACTACCTTGTCAATAATTCTGCAGTATTTCAACATCATCTCATTGCTGTACGAAGGTCTTCTCTTTATGATATCGTTCATACTTTTTTGTATATTCTAAACTTATATCCAAAAAGATTTAGTTTAAATATTCTTTTCCACATCTTCTTTGTTTTGGTTTAATAATTTAAGACCTTCATCAATCTTGCTTACCAAATAATCTTTAGCACCCTGCGTTAGTTCATCTGCAAACGTGCAGTCTTTTGCTAGCCTTAGTGCGTTTCCGATTGTAATAATTGTGTCCTCATCAAAGGCTTGGATTTTGTTTTCTGCAAGCAAAATCTTTGCATCTTTAACGCTTTTTAAATTGTTTCTGTACTCTTGAAATATTTGATTATCTATTACCATTTTATTTTGTTTTTAACTGTTTATACTTCTTTGATTATTTAACTCTTCCGGTCTCTTCATTCTCATCCATCTACCCGAAGCATCTCTACCCTCTTGTGGTGAGCCTCCTGTAGCGTATACCGCGTATGCAACCAACCACTTATTGAATCTTATACGGCTGATTGTCATACGACTCTTAGGCCCATAGTCCGGATACTCCTGTATGAAATCGTAGTAACAATCCTGCATTACAATCCTTTCATCTACCACTAAGTTTTCATTTGGCTGTGCTCCGTTTATCAACCCACACCATTCTATAAAATCGTGACTCGTCTCTGCTGAAAGTTGTCGCACCTTTAGGTTTACAAACTGACTTTCAAGTAATCCTGTTTCCAAGTAAGACTGAAGACATCCCACCATATAGTTGTCAAACTCACACCATTCAGAATCGTTCCAATCACCAAACATTAGTTTGCCAAATTCATCTAGCGGCGTAAAGTTTTTGGTATAATATTGGTGTAGTTCAAGTTCCCATTTACGTCTCGCAAAACTATTACCTGCTCCCTTGATTGCGTAGTTGGTAGTTATTGCAATCTTGGGAGACTTACTAAATGGTATCTTGATAGCATCCTTGTTTTTCTTTTCTAATGTCAACCCCTCTGTAACCACACTAAACAACCTCTCGAAGTCGAATTGTTTTTTAACATCATCGAAGACAAGTATCTGTGTGTCTGCACTCACAAGTTGGTATGCAAATGACCGCTCGAATGCAAATGACTTTCCGTCAATGGTTACTACCTTCTTCATCTTTGATAGTGCATTCATAAACAACCCCTTGCCTGTACCACCTTCCGGATTGTCTGATATCACCTCATCATTGAGAATGATTGCAGGACAGTAAGACAGGTTCTTATATCCGTGCATCATAAATCCTATCGTGGATTCCATTGATGCTATTCTGCTCTCGTTGTTTTTGCATATATTTCCTATAAACTTTCTGTAACTAAAATCTTCTGTTGTTACACACACGGAGAAGTTCCTGTCTATCACGTGGTCTTTCCAAACGTACCCACCCAAGTCCAAGTAGTCAAGAGTTGTAATCTCGTTCTTAGTAATCTTGACAGCGCAGTTTCTGTAGTACAGATAAGAGGTGTCTTTGGTGTCCTCAATGAAGTAGATATCAATCGTTGACAACAAGGTAAGAAACTCCTCTCTAAAGAATCTTGTTTGGTCTGCGAAGTAGTTATATATAGATATGTCGTCAAGTTCTATTAGATAGTTTAATATGAAGTCTTTGATGCTCTTTTCATCTGTGTGGTCGATGAGGTTATTGGTGACTTTTACAAACACATAGTTCTTGCCACCCTCCGGACAATACTTGTAGAATCCATTGTCTTCTAAAAATTGTTTGAATAGTATGTGGGTAATCTTTATTACTCCCTTGTCAGTCTTTGACCAAAACTGCTGTTCTTTATTCTCCTCATCTACCCTCTGTAATACTGAGTCTATTGTATCGGAATCCAAGTCCGACTCTGCTAACTGATTCCGGATTTCTTTTTTTGATGTACCCCTCCTTAACTTTACTTTGATTGAAGTTAGTCTGTCCTCATCCTCGTAGTATTTGGTTCCGAAGTTTTGAGTATTGGAGTATGCTGATTCAATAGTTCTTATTATCTCACGCTCCGTGAAGTCTGAAGATATGTATTTGTTTAGTACATACTTAGCAAGGCTCCTGTTGATACCGAAGTCATTGAACGCAGCGGCGAGTACATAGCAGTTATGGTTTCTCTGTCCCTCTGACATCGGGTATTTCTTTTCCCACCATCTCTGCAGTATGTCTACGATTTTATTCTCGTCCGTTATTGGTATCGTGGGCGCATCTCTGTATGTGTTCTTCTCTTGATATTCTCTCTCGTCAATCTTATCCCAAACTGATGAGTTTTCATTGAAATATATAAGTGCATCGTAAGACTCATAGCATACACGAGATAAATTCTTACACGTGATATCGAAGTGAGGATTGTCGAAGTGATTCTTTAGAGAGTTGAAATAGTTCACGTGGTTGTCTGTGTCCTGTGGTATCTTTACAAGAACCTTTAGCCCTCTTCCGGACGGAGATATAAACACTGAGTAAACAAAGTTGTCTCTCGTCATCTGCTCCTTGTCCTGTAGCATATCCTTTTTCTTTTCGTATCCGTCGAAGTCCAAGCATATCAATCCGCTGTGTTCCTGTATTGAAGAGTCGCTTCTCTTTGTGAAGATACCGCTGAAACAAATGGCAGGTAACTGCTTCTTCAATTCATTTCGCTCTGCCTTCCTTGTCTCTTTCCTTATTTTCTTTACAAGTTCTTTGTTGGCCCCATTCTTTATCCTATCTAGGATTGCTAAGATAGGCCGGTGAAATGGAGTGTCTGTTTCCCTAATGTTTTTAAATATTGTAATATTATAGTCTGTCATTATTATTGTTGTTAGTGTTGAGTTGATGTTGACTTTGTGTAAAGTTTCTCTCTGATTATCAGTGAGTTGTATACTTTGTTAACTTTTTTCTCTTGTATTAAAGAATAATAATAATAAAAGAAAAGAAATAATAAAAGATATACTGATAAAAACTTTACATCTTAACGTTGAAAAAAAGAGTGTCGCTGACGACACTCCCTTTTTTAAACTAAAATCGACCAATTTAAAACGGTAGGTCATCCGCAGGTAAATCCTTTACAGCAGGTTCCCTTTTGGTTTTCACCACTGACTTATCCGGTTCCCATGTATCTAAATCACAATAGAAGTTTCCTCCTCTTGACTTTTTGATATTGATACTTACCCAACCTTCTTTGTTGGTATGTTCTTTCAGCCAAGCTACAGCATCTTCTGTCTTGATGCTTAGTCTTCCTAATACAAACTTATTGGATTCTGTTGAATCCAACGGTATCAAGGCTGTGTTTTGTTCTTGTCTCTTAAAGACAAAACCGTCTGCAAAAATTTTTTCTTCTGCCATATTATAGTATTTGATTCCGATGATTAAAAAATAAACCCACACACAATACATCGGATACACCGCGTGTGAGTTGTAAAATTATATCTCGTCTTTGACGTAGTAATTATTTATGTCAAGAATTTTTTCTTCAGAAAAGAATTTTTGGTACACCTCTATTGCTCTGTGCATCTTTTCTTGTCCTCTTATATAGAAGTCCTCATTACCTGTGAACATTCCCATTCTGCCTGTTTGCTTCTCAATGACTAAGAACATCATCGGCTTACCGAATAATCTTCTGTAAATGAATGCTTGACTATCGTAGTTGTACTTTCTTGCATTCCACTTGAAGTCATCAATGTTTGATGTAGTCTTTAGGTCTATGACATAATCTTTCCCAACAATGTCTGCCTTACCCTTCCACTGAGTAACTGAATCGTGGCCATAGTATGTCATAATATTAGGCATCTCAAAGTTGTTTCCCTTTTCGTATATGAGTTCGAAAAAATCAAGGTTGCCTGTCATTCTTGAAGCAAGATTCTCAATGTGTTCTGCTTCTTTTTTTAGTAGCAATACCTCAAGGTTCATATCAAGACAGGCTTCTTTGTATCCCTTCGTGTTACGACTTGCGAAGTCTACGATGTGAGTTTCTTTTGCCTTCTCCGGTTCAAGAATTAGTTGGTGAAAGTATCTGCCTTCAGCAAAGTTCTTGTTGTCGGGACGGGATACCCCGAAGTCTTCGGGATTCTTTAGCAGTGTTCCTATGTCTGAGTTGGATAGGTACTGCTTACCTACCCCTCCGTAATACTCTTGGTCATCACGGAGTTTTTCTATAACCCCGCTCATTATCCTGTAATCTTTTTGATTTCCTTAAGTTGAGTCTTAGTCATGGTATACTTTGCCTCTATGTTTGCAACGAGTTGTTCGTACCCCATCTGCTTATTGGCTGTCACGTACATAACAAAGTCCTCCCATTTCCCTTTTGGTATACCGGGCATCTTCGCTGTTGCTGACGGATTTTTGGTCTCTGTCTTTGCAGTTTCTTTCTTTACAGGAGCCTTCTTAGGTTGCTCCTTCTCCACTGATGGAAGGTCTTCTCCTGCATACACATACAGCCCAAGTCCGTGACGAGCAAGTGCCTTGGTAAGGCTACGTTGTATTGCCTTGTTCACATCAGTAGACTTTATCTTCACAAGTTCTATTGAGTTGTTACGGAAGTCCATTACAGGCAGGTACTCTATGTGCTCGATTCCCTCGATTGAGACTCCTGTCTTTACCCACGCAGAGTTATGGTCTCTGTGATAGAACACACCGTCTGCATCCTCATAGATTGTATACGTCGCTTCCGGATAGTGTTCTTTTGCTGTTGCCCAAGCCCAAGCCCAAGACAAATATGTCAGTCCATTCTTTGTTTCTGTACGTCCGTTGACGTTGATTGCGTTCAGTGTCTCGAACACTGATTTCTTTTTAGCGTTTGCCATTTGATTTTAATTTATTTAGTTTAACCATTAATTCTGCGTACTTATTTAGCACACTCTCTCTTTGAGTTTTGTAAGACTGAATCTGTTTTGGATTTTTTTTACCATTCATTTCAGACTTAATTAATTTTTCTATTCTGTCGAGTCTATCTCTGTAGTTATCCAAAGACACCTCATAACATCCATATCTCCAACCGTTATTTAGAAATACATTTACGTCATGTACCTTCTTGTAGTAGTCTCCTCCCTTTCCGGTATTGTATATCTGTACCTCACCTGTAACGTCTTCCCGCACAATCCTGCATCCGTATACAATTCTCGCTTGATATCCTGCTCCGTCAAGATTAGATGCAAATGTGTCTTCTTTTGCCTGTTTCCATATTTGTTCTATGGTATACATTATCTTAAAAAATTTATAAACTCCTTAAAAGACTCATCTTCCTGCATTCTCTTTTTAGTTTGAGAGATTCCATACTGCACTGACGAGTGTGCCACATCGTATCCATTCTGTTTCATGTGGTCTCTAATGTATGCCATTGTCATAGGCTTTGAGTGACATAAATAGTATAGAGATTGTCTTGCATCTGACACTCTCTTGACTTTTGTCTTTGTAAATATTCTTTCTTTTGGCACGTCGAATGCCTCTGATACTTTTTCTGCGTAGTTGTTAAATGTTGCCATGTTATTTTATTTTTGATTTGAAATTGTTCCATAGTTCTTCCTCCACAATTTTGAAGTTTCTGTCCTTAAAAGGTAGCCCATCTATAGTGGTTATCCATTCTCCTGTTTTCAAAGACTCTATGTAGTTTCCATCTAAGTACACCATTACGGTTTGAGAATTATCGTTTATAGAGCCAATGTAGTTCTTTCTGAAGTAATCAGAAGTCACTAAGTAAGCAGTGTCGTTGAAGACACTACGGTCAATAGCCTGCTCTTTATCCTGTAACTGCTGTAGTTTTTGAATCAAACTTGCGTTTACATTCTTACGTAACTTTTCTTCAATAATTTGGTTTTCGTATATTGATTTCATTTGATTTGATTTTAGTTTAAAAAATTTTGGTAGTCTTTTCTATCTAAGCAGATGACATCACCAACGATATCGAAGCCTGCAATCTCTGAAGCCTTGTTGTTTTTCTTCAGACCTTTCATACGCCCCTCCTCGTTTACGATGAGCACCTTGCCCGTGCGTGTGGCGACCACCTCTATGTATCCACCTACCGCATCTTGTTTTTCTTTTAGTGTGTCTGCTGTAAAGTTGTCAGTGACATCACCATTTACTTTGATTAGTTGTATCATTGAATTGTGTTTGAATAAAACAAATATAAGAAAAGAATTATACAATTCCTAATCTTTTTTGTAATAAATTTATAGTGTCTTTCACGACACTCATAAAGGTAAACCTAAACAAAGAATATATTACCAAGCCCATTCTTTTTTCTTCTCAAAGGTAACCCCGCTAGGTATTTCAAGTGTGAAGGTAATACCGCGTCTTGTATTCTGTCCCATTCAATGAACATATCGTTACCCTCACCTTCCCAAAGACTTAAGTTGTAATGCTTTAAGTCGTTACCCTCACCGCTTTTTATCGCTTTATTAAGGGATGTATTTACCTTCTCTAGTTTGTCAATTACTGACCTCGTGTATTCAATATCTCGTATCATATCTATTTTATTTTAAGTTGTTCTTTGCCTGTAGTATTTTGATGTACAGCCCATAGTTAAAACTATCCCAATACTCTATCCAATCTGCTATGTTAGTTGCCTTAATCATTTACATTGTTATTTATAGATTCCTCCACCTTCTTAAGTCTTTCCATCTTCTCCTCATCTGATATTTCATCCCAATCAGATGGCTTCTCCCAATGTGGATTAAAACTTTTCATTGTAGAAAATACTATGCGCTCTTTGTACTCAACCTTTTCTTTTAAGGTATTTTTTTCACTACCCATTTCTCCTATTACTAAGAACATTTTCATTAAATCTATCTTGTTACTCATCTCTATTGTTTTTTAATTGTTAGTGATTCCTCTTCGTCTTCCTCATAGTAAGATTCTATGTTGTCCTCTTCTAAGATTTCCATCTCATCAGTCTTCCAACCTGTTACTATGCACTCCCTTATCGAAACATATTGTGGCTTGTCCTTTTTGGATTCGTTGTAGTGTTTCATTGCCTCTGATTTGTTTGGGTAATAACTTGGATAGTCCCTGCCGTTCCAATCACTTTCCCATACTGAATATATCTTTGTTGTGCTCATCTCTATTGGTTTTCGTCTGTTAAAAAATCGTTGTACTCAAACTTACCTGTCTTTATGTATTGGTAAATCTCTTCCTTGTATACGTGCTCATACTTGAACAGTGTGTCCGGGGTATCAATAGTCAACGTGTAAAGTTTTCTTCCGTCGTTGGTCTGTTCTCCCATTCTTTCGACCTGTCCTTTCATCAACAGGCATATAAAAATAATTGTCTTAAACATTTTATTTGGTTTTAATTGTGTTATAATAATTTTGTCCGTGATATAAGATGACTTTCTCTATGGCTTTCTCCACATCATCAACATCCTCGTCTATGTCATCAGCCAAGTTCACGTACACCGTAAGTTGACACTCGCGCATATCATCCAACATGTTTTCTAATCCTGTTGGATTACCACTGCTTCCGTATCTTTTCTCTATGGCTTTTGTAATTTTAGTTTTCATAATCTATTCCGTTATTAGTTCGTGATTGTCATCGAAGACTCTTGCATCTTCGCCATACCTAACCACAACATCTCCGTTGTATATCCAAGGGCCACCCTTTTTGTCTTCCTCGCTCAATGTTTCGTGGTGGGCAAGGTCTGACTCACTGAAGTAGGAAACCTCGTTACCATCTTCCATGTTGAGACCTATACAAATTTTGTAGTACCCCCATCCCGTTGGTATCTCTACACCTATCCAAGTTGGTGATGCTTCGTTGATTATAACCTCGTGCTCATCTGCTACCTCTTGCAGGTAGTTCTCATCAAATTCAACCTCTCCTTGCAGGTATCCTATGATTCTTTCTTTTGATTCCATTGGAAGTATATGCTTATCAATAAAATCTTTTTTGTTCATTACCTTTTTCATTTTATTTGGTTTGTGAACGAGTGTCGCTGACGACACCCGTTCTGATTTGTAATATTAAAGTGTACCTTCTACACCATCCTCGTCTTCGTATGTGTAGTTGCTGTTCGATAACTTAAGTTCTGATGTGTCAGCGAATGGAGTGCCCTCTAATGTAGGCATGTCCTGTTGGAAGTCATACACACTTAAGTTAGTTGCAAGATATTCTTTTATGTTCACGTCTCCGGGAATCTCAATAGTTCTGCTCTGCTTTCTTGTGAATGTCTCAACAACCGACACCGTAACCTGTTGTGTCTCCGGACGTACGAAGTCAATCATAAACTGCTTGACCTTCTCGTCCATTGACAGACCGTGGTATGTCTTGTATTCGAATCGTGAAGGAAGTGTTCTGAAGTTGCCCGAATAAACTTTAGCAAACAATTTAGTTGTCTCTGATGTCCATTTAAACTCACTTGTATCAGCCACCTCATTGGTTTCTTCTGCCTGTACTTTCTTCTCTGCCTTTCTTTTCACGCTCTCCTTGACATAGGCATTTGCATCCTCAAGAAGTAGCCTCACATGTAGTGGGCTTATCTCTGATAGGTCTCTAAACTCCAACACCGCAGAGCCTCTGCCTCTCTTGTGTGGGTTTTTCTTTACCGGTAATACCCTGCACCATTTTCTGTCGATTGCAAATCTGTCAAGGCCATTGCGTACCCCAAACTCTTTTGCTAAATCTTTCACCTCAGTTCTTGTGAGGGTTTTCTTTGATAGTTCATTAAAGAACCTTACTGCTCTGTCGAGCGCACCTTCTCTTTTTTGTGCCATTTTATTTGATTTGTGAGGCTCGCTCAAGCAAGCCTCTGATTTATATTCATTATATTACCCAACCTTCTTGAAGATTAAATTTATTTATCTCATAATCTGATACGTATGCTGATATCAACCACGAGTCATCACATTCAGACATGTGCTTCTTGGATTTTCCGTAGTCTATACTTACGCTTCTACCCAATAGAGAGTTTAACTCTGATAAAAAATCAGACACCTCTTCTATGTTTCCTTTAAAGAAAGTGCTTATCTGTTTATCATAACCCTCTTCAAATTTATTCTTTGTTAGGTCAAGTAGATTCATCACGTCTCCTATCGCATACTCCTCCTCACATCCCATATACTTATCCTCTAGGTGCTTACGTCTCTCCTCTAAGATTTCTTTTAGGTAATCAATTCTACCGATTACATCTTCTTCGCCTTGAATAGCCCCTGCTATTTCTTCTGCTGTTAATTTAATTAATGATTTCATCTTGTTAAGTTTTATTAAATTTCCGTTTCATCGTTTTCGAATCATCAGCCGGGACACACATCCCGATACGGGAGGAGTGTCGTGCACGACACTCCCCGTTTGAGTCAGACTAAAACTTACTAAAATCTGACTACGTGTACCATTCTCCACAGGTCTCGCAGTAGTAGTTACCCCAACCGTCGAATGCGAAGTTGTTGGAATTGCACTTTACATTACTGCACTGCTTCGGGGTACTGAATGCTGTACCTTTGTCGTCTGCGTTGCAGTCGTCGAACAGGTCTGCAATCTTAGTGACCGCAGGCTTTGTAACAGGCTTCCTGTATGTTTTAGTGTACGTACTTTTGCTGTTGAATGAATAGCCCTTGTAAGGTCTATACTCCTGCGTGTAGGTCTTTAAGAATTTGTGATGAGGCTTTAGTTCCACCGTTGGATTGAAGTACAACCAACATAAAATCTCTTTACCCTTGACCATTACGGTAATCTGCTCGCGCTTGTACCATATCGGGTGACCTTCAAGGCTGTCAACGTTCTCGAAAGTTTGGTCTGATACCTTGAACACATCCACCTTAATGTTATGACCTATGCCGGGCTTGTTTATCACATACGGCAGGCCGTCTTTGATTAGAGGGTATTTGTTTTTGGTCTTACCACCGCCTACATATTTTGAGCCTTTAAGATAGTGGTAGTAGTTGCTGTACCCTTTCTTTAGTGTACCATACACCGCTATGACGTTTGTTTCCAAGACGTTTGCTTTTGAGAACCATACACCGTCGTGATACGTAAACAATTCCCTGTTGTAGATTTGGAACGAACGATTGCGCGTGTTTATTGAAACAAACCTGCAATAGTTGAGCGCGTTCGAATCTTGTATTTTAAGGTGCTCTTTCCAATACTTGCGGGGTATATCCCCAAGTTCATTCGCCAACTCTTGCGAGTCAGTCACCTTGTCGTTTCCATATCCCCAAGCGGTTCCGTTCATCATTAGAAGTTCATCCGTCTTCGCTCCGCATACGAATGGGTGCGTATTCTCTTTGGATATCTTTCCAACCGTTGCGTATCTGAAGTGCGCTATAAACGGGCGGTGCTTGTTCTCATCTGAGGTCAATACACCATACTCCTTTGAGTCGTGTCGTGTTACCTCGAACGTGTCTAGCCATACTATGCCTAGTCCATGAGGGTTCTTCCTTGCGCTTGTTTTAGCCACCTCGCGAGATAGTGGTTTGTCTTTTTGTTTTACGATAATTACACACATAATTATTTAGTTTTGTGGGCGGTCTCGTTGTCGATACCGAGCCCTGTTGGTGAGCGGTGCTTGTGTAGGTGACCGCTCGTCTACCTGTGTTTTGTTTATGATTTATACAAGTATACGACATAAATTTGACAATTCCAAATTTTGCAGTATTTTTTTTTTTAGTGTCTTTAAGAAGACACCTAGTGTCTTCAACGACACTCCTTCATTAATACCATACCTCATCCAAGTCGCAGTCTTCCTGCTTACATACTTTGTCTATGTACGCGCGCATGTGTTTCCTGTTATCGAATGTTTTATTCACGTACTTGTCTGTCCCGTTCGGCATTCTGAATTTTATCTGCGCCTGTATTGAGTCGGTGCTTTCTTCTCTCTTTGTCATTAATTTTTTCACGTAATTAATAGTGTCGTATGCCTGTGCTATCTTTCCCTTCAACATTTTTTCGCTGTCGTCAGTGAAATGGTATTCCTCATTCAAAACATTCATTGCCTTCTTGAGTCTTTCGATTTTCTCTTTATTGCTTGTCATTACTTTAGTTTTTTTATTGTTAGTTCTTTTCTCTGCAGTGTAGGATATTCCTGCCGGAGAATTGTAAACGCCTTGTCTATGGCCTCCCATTTGGAGTGACCGGAGAGGGACATCCCTCTCCAATCTCCTAACCTGCGCTTGCAGGTTATGTGGTAGTAAAATTGTCTTTCTACCACGTGCCCAAAATTATTTGAGCAATCGTGTACCCTCCGAATCCTACAACGAGGGGTGTAATTGCGATGAGCGTTAACTCAATCTTTTTAAGTGTCTTCATGTGTTTGAATTTATGAAGGTTTGTAAATCCGTTTCAACCTTTTGGTATCATCAGTCAGTGCACACACACTGAAACGGCAGGAGTGTCGTTGAAGACACTCCCGGTGCTTACGTTTTATCCTGCTTGCACATCCATAGGAAAAGACCTATGTTGATTGCAAAGAACGATATAACAAACACTATCTTAATGGTTTCTTCGCTCATCTTAGTGTAGTTTATAGGTTTTAATTATGTTGTCTAATCTTTGTTGCTCTCGCTTTGCAATCTCAACTGAATTAAACACTTGTAAAAGCATTCCGAATGCGATTATCAATATCACTACCGCAATTCCGAAGCCTACTTTTGTCTCTGTGTCGTGTCTCATCTCTATTGGTTTTTATTTTGGTTTCTACTTTGCTGTGATGCTTCAAAGATGCACCCCCACATTATCAACGTTGTTAGTCCTGCAACAATTAATAGGCCGTTACAATTTAGGTGTATCGCCTGCTCTATCGACAGGAGAGAAAATACTCCGCATACTACCGCGAACATACATAGGAAATCAAATTTTAAGTTTTTCATCTTATAAGTTTTATTAAGTTACCTGTTTCGTCCTTTTGGACTCATCAGCGTAGGCACACACCTACGGACAGGAGAGGAGTGTCGGCGAAGACACTCCCCTGTCTTATCAATTCAACCCTGCGTTATCCTCGTTCGTTCTGTAACGAGTCCCTCGTTCACGCGCTAGTGCTCTAGTGTAAAAACGTTTCATTGAACCCACGGACCGGTGCGCATACCTAACATTGTCACCTTCAAAGTATTCACGTGTAACCGAACATACTCGATTGTTGTTGATGGCTTTCTGAAAGGCCTTGGCGAGTGTTAGAATGTTTTCTACCTCTTCAGCGGTGCTGTACATTCTTTTGAGTATTGGGGTGATTCTTTTCAAAAAAGAAGCATGAGTCTTTCCTGCGTGATTCACTCCGTAGTTTACTAACTCAAAGAACAATTCGTATCTGCGAATCATGCCTTTCACTGAGGTGATGCGCGCAGGCAATCTAAACTCGATGCCGTGACCGGTGTTCTTCACCACGCAATATTTCGTGCCGTACTCAAAATCATTAGAACCCCAACCCTCTGAAGTGTTAAGAAATGGATTACCTAAACAGTAGTAATTAGATAATCTGTATCTAAACAGTGCGAGAATAATACCGCTGTAAGGTCTTATGGCCTCGAGTAATTGCGTTCCGTTCATCCCATCGACACTTAGGTGCGTATGCGTGGAGCATGTGGAGTTAGAAGGGCTGTCACTGTCTTCAATGACTCTGCTAGCCTCGTGAAACATATTGAAGACTTTAGACCTCCAATGTGATTTTGGCAATAGCGGTAGTACGTGCGTGATTGCCTCTAGGCCACAAGTAGAATCTGTTTCGAAACCCTTAAAGAGCGCGTACTCCTTA